TATGCTTTATGGTGGACCTGGCGGGAGTCGAACCCGCGTCCAGAACACTTTTCTATCCGCTTCATACAGCAATAATCATTCACCGTCAGGAAATTGCTTCTTCCAATCCATTATCCAATAGATGGCTCCACCAACTAATCCTGCGATGACTATCCAAAATAAGTACGTCATGTACTTATTTATTGAATTTCTCTCTTAACCATGCCCAATCATAGGATAATTTGAGTTTTTCAAAGTCTCCGTTGACTGATTCATAGTATTCTACTGCATCCTTAGCACCCTGTAAACAACTTTGGGCAAACGGACCAGAAGCAACAGTTGTCCATATATGTAAACGTTCTTTAGATTGTTCGTCGGTTGCGTTACACAGCTTAATACATTCTCTAAAGCTAGTGCGCCATATATCCCATTCACTGTTAAACACAGCTTCGCCAGACAATATATCTACAACTTCATGGGCTCTTTCCATTGTAAAGTCAAGTCCATTACCCGTAGTCTCTAGTGTAAGTTTCTTATTGTTAGCGACCATAGCCATATGTCCATAGACTAATCCGTTGATAGGATTCTTTGCTCTAAAGATATAATGTCTACGTGACTTCATAATGTCGGGTTGCCAACTAAAGTCAAATGATTCGTCAACTCTTAACTTTGCATTGACTAAGAAGTACCACGGTGTTTCGCTGCTATTCGCTGCGGCATGTTGACTAGCTACACGACCGTTAACTCCATCAACTCTTACTAAACGATTAGGTAAGTTCATATCAACTAAACGTTGATAGTTTTCTTCTGCACAAGTTTCTCCGTTACTAAAGAAGATAATGTCTAGTGGCTTTTCATATGTACTGCAATCATGCTTAATATAAGGATAATCTGTCAACTTGTCATATAAAGTATGTTTGATTCCTTTTGGAACGATTGCTGCGTTGTTGTCTATGATGTGAATATATTGTTTTTCATTCTCATAGTTAGGGATAAACATCTTGTAGTCTGTTGGATGCTGGCTATTCTGAAAATGTACATATCCTGTATCAAATCGATGTTCCATAACTGCATCATAGATAGAATCTACAAATGATACTTTATCGACTAAGAGTTTTGCGTTAATGTCTGTAATGTGTTTCACAGAACTTGCTCCGGAAACTTTATACATTACTGTTGGCATAATCTTACTTGAATGATACTCGTTACCAAAGATATATCTGTATGGTTCTTCTGTATCATCAGGATGCCAAGAAAAATCAAAACTCTCTATATCAATGGGTTCGATTATTCTCCAATTGCGATTATCTTTATTGGGTAGTTTAGTTGCACGTTGGACATCTGAGTATTTCACTACGGTCGCATTTTCAGCCTTATACTTGGGACCGCCGTTCTTTTGCCATTGAGTGCCGAACTGCCAGATGAATGGTGGTTCATCAGGATGCGGTTCCCAGCTGTAGTCAAAGTCTCCAATATCGTCCGGCGACTCCCATCTGTCCATACATGGGTCCAATTTTGCTCTGATGTCCGTGATATACTTTTTCTCAGTAGCACCTTTAACACGGTACTGAATCGTAGGCATAGTGTGAACATCATACCACTGATTTCCAAAAACATATATAAAGGGAGGCTCGGTATCATCAGGATGCCAACTATAATCCATGCTAACATTCGCTTTAAGGGGGCGCCAGTTGCGCTCGTTTGGCTGAGCCAGTCTAATAGCGTGTTGATGTGATTGATACTTGATTCCTTCATTCTCTGGAATAATGAATCGTGGACCTCCGGTCTTTTGCCATTGAGTACCAAATTGGTGGATATAGGGTCTATCATAAGGATCAGGTCTCCAATTAAAATCGAAGTGAGTGGTATCAAGGTTATCAGGAACTTCCCAATAACCTTGTTTAAATAATTCTATTCTACGTTGAATATCCATTAGCTACAAACTTTCACTCCGTACATAGTTTCAAATCTATCTGCATCATATCTATCGTTAACCATTGGCTCACCTCTAATGTTCAAACTTGTGTTAAGTAACATAGGACAGCCCGTTTCTTTATACCATGCTTCTAAGAGTTTTCTTATTCCCGATCCGTCGTTCGGGACAGTTTGGACACGACTAGTCCCGTCATGATGAACGATAGCAGGAAATAAGTCAGGATGCCTGCAAGTACTGACGACTTGCATATACCGACTGTTATCCCAATTACTAGGCATGATAAAATGCTGATGAACCAACTCTTCCAGAATAACTGGCGCAAAGGGTCTATATTGTTGTCTACGTTTAATGTCATTTACTTTTTCCTTGATTTCTTTTCTTCTGGGGTCAGCAAGTAACGAGCGGTTTCCAAGACTCCTAGGTCCGAATTCGGCTCGCCCGGAAGCCACTCCCACAATTTGTGTAGTAAGCAACTCATTAAGTAAGTCATCAACAGGATAATCACCATGAATATCAAACCCAAGATAACTATTGTTCCAGTTAACTTTACCCCCATAAGCCAGACAGGCAGCGCCAAGGCTACTCCCAGCATCACCGGGATTAGGCATAATCCATATTTGTTCAAAGTATTTCCCTAAGTTTCTGTTAGCAAGACAATTTAATGCTACTCCACCACTATATACTAGGTTCTTGCTCTTACCTAATAGTCTAGCTTTTAATATTACTTTGTCAATCAAATGCTCAACTACCAGTTGACTAGAATTAGCAATATCCATAATATCGGCACCCTCTAGATAATCATCAGGTACACCAACATGCAAGTTCTCTCTAAACTTTAATTCTACTGCATCTTCGATAAAGTCGCTATACATTTTGGATGCATGTGTTGGGTTGCCATAAGCACTCATACCCATTAAGATATATTCTTCATCTAGGGGCTTGAGTCCTACACGTTTAGTCATAGCACTATAGAACAATCCAATTGAATCAGGATATGTCTGACTATATATCTTCTTATACTGTGCGATGCCATTAACGTATGTAGCATCCCATATAGTGATAGTTTCAAACTCTCCGATACTATCAATCACTACTACAGTTGCATCATCGTAGGGGCTAGTTTGAAACCCTGATGCCGCATGAGTCTTGTGATGGTCATGCGTGTGTAGAGTACGATACTTACCGTTACGTAACAGTTTGGTATTCTTTAATCCAATATTCATACAAGTGAACATTGAAGATAGTGAGGGTTTCTCCCCTGCACGTAGTCTACGCAAGAACTTCTTTACTGGTCTTTCATAGAAGTGAAGTTCATAGTCACTACCTGCGTGTTTCAATGCTTCTTGTATTAAACCTTCACACAACTCTTTGTCGTGCTTGATTTTACTATGACGTTCTGAATGGTCAGCAAATAGTACTTCACCCTTGTCACTGACGACGGATATTGCGGCATCGTGAAACCCGCAACTGATACCAATATAATTCATATTAATAGATAAAGGGATCTCGTCCCCGTAACTCTTTCAAGCGTTTACGATATCGGTACTCTTTTATCAATTTCCCGATTGTTAAATCGTATAGTTTTTTAAACATTATTCAAAATACTTTTGTGGATATTCTACAATAACGTGAACTCCACCTTGATTATACGCATTAATATAAGTTTCGTAAATGTTTTCGGACGTTTGTAAGTCATGGAATGTAATGTTCTTACACATAGACTTAAACTCATCCAAATAACTATTCTTGTGTTGTACGCCCGGATCTAACGGGGTGTCAGAACCTTTACCCAAACGAACAATGACATTAGCTTGTTTACCAGTCATTGATTCATACTTGTCTAAGTGATTAACCATTTGATTAGTTGCTGAGATAATAAAGTCCCAACGTGGGTAAAAGCTAATAACAGTCTTACCCACCATTGCTAATCCCAGACTCATACCCATTTGTGTTTCTTCCATGACGGGTAATTCAATCATCTTGTCTTTAGAAACCTCAGTAAGTGTAGTACTCATAGGGTTTCCTGCATAGACAATCTGTTGTCCAATAAAGATTGTGTTATCTTGTTGTCCCAAGAACGTCATTGCTCGTGTCAATTCGTCCTTGTACAGGGTAGTTTGTGGTTTAGTCATGGTGTTGATGGCTTGTTATCTTTAGATACGTCACGATTCCAACTGATTTCCCAGTCTTTAAAGTCTGCGGCTAAGCAGTCTACTTTATAATCTTTACGCCCACCAATAACTTCTTGGATAATGTTCTTACTAGTATTACGAATACCGTTCAATCCGTGTGTTAGTTCTAAGTTGTTTCCATCTTTGATACCACGACGGTAATTACTCTCGTTGTGCCAGATATGTAAGTTCATCTGTGAGCATACAATAATAGCACGGATAGTTTCAGCATCTAATACTGCGTCAGATTCGTCTAGGATAATCTGAATATCATGTACGATATCGCTAATCTCCTGTGCATACATCTCTTTATGCTCTGAAATAAACACTTCTTTTAATTGAACGATTGAAAGACGGTCAATCAATTCGCTCAATGTCTGAATGTATCTACGTTGTTTTGGTTGTTTGTTTTTGCTCATAGGTTTGTGAAATTTGTGTTGTTTACTGTTGTGATTAACTGATAGCTTTCAATTAGTTGCTTGACCCCATAATCAATATCAAATCTAGGACTCCATCCCAAACTCTCTAATTTCTCGTTAGAGACAATATAATTACGCTGGTCAAAGTCTTTATTAAATTCATCCTCTTTAATAACTAATTTTGGAATATACTTCTTAATCGTCTGAGCTAACTCAAGTTTGCTCAAGTTAGCACTAGATAGTCCCACATTATATACTTCACCTCTACACTGTTCATAGTTTTCAATGATGAACTGAAAGGTTCTAGCAATATCCTGTACATGTATATAGTTACGCTTGAAGTGACCCTCAAATAAAACTAGATAACCATCTGTCACTGCTTTGTAAGTAAAGTCGTTTACCAGTAAGTCTTGACGCATTCTTGGGCTTACTCCGAATACAGTAGCTAAACGTAATACAACGCCGTTACCCTTTTGTAGCACACATGCTTCTGCGTTGCACTTGGTTTCAGCATATAAACTCAATGGTTTAAATGGTGATTCTTCTGTGATGATATCCGGGCTAGAGCCATATTGACTATTAGTATTAGGGATGATTAGTTTCTGGTCATCACGTAATACGTCTACAATGTTCTTAATGTGAATATAGTTAACGTCAATTGCTAGTTGAGGGTTATCTCTACACGCGGGCATACCCACAATAGCTGCTAAGGGGATAATAACGTCATGCTGTTCTACTAGTTTCTGCAACATTGTAGTGTTTCTAACGTCACCCTTAATGAACTTAAACTTATCACGTTTGAACAAGTGTAGTACTGACAATTGCTTGTACATTAGATTGTCTAATATTGTGACTTCGTATCCATTAATTAATAGATATTCTGCTAGTGTGGAGCCAAGATATCCTGCTCCCCCGGTAATTAAAACTTTACTCATGGCTTAGAATTAGGATCAAATTGGTCTTTGTGTGAGCGATACCATTCAATAGTATCTTTCAATGCTTCTTTAATCTCACGCTTTGGCTTCCAGCCCAATTGTTTTAATTTCTCATTAGAAACTAATCGAACAGGAATCATGGGCGCTCTGTTATTCACGTATTCAATTGGGTTAGTGTTATTATCTGCTTCTTTCATCCACTCAAGCAATTGATTCACACTGAAACCTTCTCCGTAACTAACGTTATAGATATCGTATTTGTCAACGTGTTCTGCAACATAGACAATGCCACCAGCCATATCGTCAGCATGTAGTACGTCACGAATCTCAGTACCGTCACCCCATACTGGGATGGGGTTTAATCCGTCTGCCACTTTGCGAATATTTGCAGGGGTAACGTGACATTTTTCAAAGTCATACTTGTCATTAGGTCCGAACGCATTGCTAGGACGAATAATAATACACTGCATTGGGTCATGAATTTGATTACTAAAGAAATCGCACATCATTTCTCCAAATCTTTTCATAGCCCCAACTGCTTTATATACAGGAACTAGGGGCATATTCATAAAGTTTGGATCTTCTACAGCATAAACTTCACCCAAGTCTCCGTTAACGTTAGCTGTACTAATAAAGATAAACTTGCGTACTTTATTAATCCAAGATTGTTCCATTAAAATAGTGTTCATTGTCACGTTAGGAGTGACATGTAGTAATGGATTAAACTTAGTATCTAGTGCATTGCTTGTGTTAGCTGCACCATGAATTACAACATCGATGCCCTCAGTGAGGCTCTTGCAAAATGCCTCACTGTTTAAATCACCCTTAACTAGTTTAATAGTTTCACAACCGGGAAAATCGTTTCGCAAGTCACGAGTCATTGAATTTGCTACTAGGTTCGTAAAACCTTGCTGATATAACACACGCAATATGTTGGATCCAATAAATCCACTTGCACCTGTTACTAATATTCTGTCTGTCTTTTTCATTTGCCAAGTCTTTCTTTGTATGCAATCATTGAACGCTTGATACCCTCTTTAAGAGTAGTTTGAGGGACAATGCCATACTTTGCTTGGCGAGTTCCATCTAAACAGCGAACAGGATCTCCGTTCATTTTACTCTCATCCCATACAATTGTCAACTGTTTTCCGGATATTTCTTTAAATGTTTCCACAATTGTTTCAATTGTTTCTTTAATAGATACTGCTTCTCCACATCCGTAGTTAATAATGTCTTTGACTTCTTTCTTAACTACGTCAATAGTAGCTTGGGCAACGTCATCACCGAATACAAAGTCTCTACGTGCAGAACCGTTACCCCAGCATACAATATCATCTCCGGGCACATTGTATAGTTTCCAGATATTCGTACTAATAACGGTTGCATCTTCTGCAAAGTTATCGTTTGTACCGTAGATATTGCTAGGACGAATTACTGTCCAGTTATCCCAACCGTACTGTACAGTCAATGATTCTAGTGTAGCTTCACCCATACGTTTTGTCCAGCCAGGATACCAATCGTTCTTACTAGGAGTTGTGACCCATACATCGTCTTCACGCATTAATTCTGCTGGCTGATATACTCCAACACTAGATAGATATACAAACCAATCAACTTTGGCATCAAACGCTGCCTTAATCATGTTTGTATTAAACATAAGCATGGGGAATAGATAATCGCACGGTTGCTTAGAACTACGTGCGGGGGAACCCTTAATACCCGCAATATGGAGTACAATGTTAATCTTCTCCCCTGCAAACAAATCTTCGCAGTTAGTTAAGTAAGTTAAGTCTTTATTAACGATAACCAAGTTAGGATTATCATTCTGAAGTGCTAGTAACTCATTACCAATCTTAATGTCTACTGCGTACACTTTAGATGCACCCTCAGCTAAACACTTCTTTACAGTAGGTAGACCCACTAAACCATTAGCGCCAGTAATTACTACTGTTTTGTTTTTGAATTCCATTTAATTTCCTTTTAAGTATGTGAATGTTTCTTCGTATGGGTTCAATGAACTCATAGTCATTAATAATTGTTGATTGTGTAATAGAACATCTTTAATAGAGTAATACCAATCATGTAGCTCTTGTATTGGCATATTGTTTAATCGTTCGATTTCACTATAGATATGCTTCATGCGAAGTTTATAGTCCGTGATTTCGTCATATGATTCATCAATAAACGGACTGAATGTTTTGAACCCTAACTCTTTTAAATAACTAAGAGTATGATGATTCCCAACCATAACAAAGGGTTGAAGATTGGCAATTGGTTTCCAAGTCTTTTCTGATACAAACGGTGTCTCACCTTCTATAAACCTAGTCTCACTAGTTATATGAAGATAAGTGTCTTTGAACCAAGATTGTTTACTGTTAGCTGAGTTAAATCCTTGACGTTCATTTTGTGATAAATGCTGAGTATCTAATTCGTATGGAATCAAATCATGTAGAGCCTTAGAAAAGTCATTACTATCACTGAACTCAAAGGTTTCAAGTTCATTAAGAACTGACTCGACATTATAATCAAACTTATTCAAAAAGCTAAAGATACTATTATCTAACAGATTTAATTTTAATGCCATATAACCCAATATGTAACGATGTGGGCGCATGGTTCTATTAAAACACAAAAATCGTTTAGGTCTTATTACTGATTGGTCTAAGTCACTCTCTCGTACAATATCTGATACATATCCCAAAGAGGTCACACACGGAAATGACTGTATTTCTGCTGCAAGCTGCTGGCACATTAATAATTTAGTTGCGGTGATATGTAGTTTAGCCTTAGGGTTTGCTAACTTGTACTCACGGGAACAATCGTTTCCAGGAATAAGAAAGATATTGGATCCCAAGATACCTAAATTAGAAAAATAGTCTTCGATTTCCTTGATATCTCTCATGTTGTTAGCCGGGTCGTGTGCATAGTTGATTGCTATCTTAACTTTACCCAACTTCATTAGTTTTAGTAACTCAGGACTAATAGTATCCTTTAGTGAATATCTATCTGTTTTTCCATTAATAACTAAAGTGTGACTCTTTGGTGTATCATGTAAACCAGTGCGAACTTCGATAGGCCATACATACACTGAATTGTCATCAGTGACTTGATTAGGGCTTACAATCTCTGTTTTGTTATTAAATCTTTTAAAGTAACTCCAGAAATTAGAGTGGTCATAAAGAAAAGCGTTTCCTTCTATCTTTTCACTAAGATAGTTTTGTGCATGTGACCAAGACTCTCTGTGATTTTCTTTGATATCTTGACGCAATAGTTTGTTAATGAGTGGATGGCGACCGTTGGGTAATGGGAACCCATCAGTAGTCCAGTTATCATATACTAATTTTAAAATGCGATCCATTTTCCTGAACCATAGTGAGGATATTTACTTTTGTAAGAATAGTGAATAACGTCTGAGGGGATTTCTCGTTTCTTTTCCCATGTTGCAACAGTGGGTGTGTATGTAGAAACATCATTATCCTCGACTATAAAGTATAACGGTAAGTCAAAGTTACGTGCATACTTGTGTACTTCATAGAAGATTCCTGACTCAAAACTCATGTCTCCCACAAAGCACCATACTTTATCTGGCAGACCGTTACTTTTAATAGCTTGAGCAACTCCTAAAGCAATCGATAGAGTACCGCCGACAATAGCAGAGCTATAGAACTTTTCATCAATGTTACAAACGCTGATAGACTTACCGTTAAGAATCTCATTCTCAATATAGCTAGGATCCATTCCCTTTAATAAAGCATGGTAATGACTGCGCCAATTACTAAACACCCAATCAGTTGTTTTAATTCTTTTGAATATCTCAATCAGTTGTTCTTCATTATTACTAGATAGATGCACTGGGCCTCTAATTTTAGCATTTTCCCAGTGACTTACGATTAAATTCTCAAAATTAATCAAGTCGTCTTTGGTATATTGTGCTTCACGCACGATAGGGTATTGTTCTAAGTTAATCATCTGTCTCGTCTTTGTAATGTTGGTTTATCTGTAGGCCATTCGATGTTGAATCGTGTGTCATTATACTTAATAACGCCCTGCTGATTCTCGTCTACGTAGTCGCCCTCGTAGAATAAGTTATAGTGGAAGATACAGTCAGTAAGAGCATAGTGCCCGTTAGCAAAACCCGGGGGAATTAATACTTGGTCACGTGTCTTTTCCGTGATAATATATGATTCCCATTTACCTAACGTTTTGCTATCTTCTCTAACGTCAAGTACAACTAAGTAAATGTCCCCTACTACTGCTTGAACTAGTTTCCAAGTCTTGGTATCATAGTGTAAGCCCCTTAGGACGTTCTGATACGACTTCGAGAACCTTCCGTGTACATTGGCTCTTGACGGTATAACCTGTGAAACTGGGTGTTTGTCTGTATGATATGTTGTAAAGATTTCCCCACGATATTCACGGTATATTGAGGGGGAATATACCGGAACGTCTGTACCAAATGTGTTCAAATATGAAACAGCAAAATGATCCCAACTGTTATTTTTGTAATTCATAGCAGAATATTTATTGAGTCACCCTTGCATGTAGATATTTTATCAAGCTACTAGCTAATTCTTCATTATCTCTAAGACTTAATAAGTGCTTTTGATTGTATATTAGAATAGCTTCCATAGACCAATACCATGCATGAATTTCTTCTTTACTCATACTAGATAGTCTAACTATCTCTCGGTATATCATATTCAAACGTTTCCCTTCATCAAGTTCATCATCATATGATTCGTCAATAAAGGGGCTGAACGTTTTGAACCCTAAGGATTGTAGCATTTTTAGTGCGCCCGGATAAGCCATGAACAAGAATGGTTGGAAGTTAGCAATAGGCTTAAAAACCTTCTCTGTCAGTGACTTATGCTCACCGTGCGTGAATGTCTCTGTGCAAATATAAAAATATGATGAAATATGAGCATCAGGGTTAGTATCAGTCCATGCACTGATTTGAGTATAATCTAGATTACTCTCGTGCTTTAGTGTTTTAGGGGTATTGGATATTAAATTTTTAACTTTGTCATCATCGAATTCAAAATAATATCTTTGAGTTAGACCTATATATTCACGTTGGTCAAATTCGATTGGTGACAGACATGACCAATCTCCGTATTGTAATAAGTCATCTGAAGCTAATTTAAATAGCAATGCTTGACGATGTGTTCTTGCTCTGCGAATTTTAAATAGATAATGGTTGTCTCTTAATGTGTTCCGTGACGCTTGAAAATCTTCGGGACTAACTCTAATATGGGGATTGTTGCAAAACTCCTCAACTGTATGCATAGTAACGAATGGCCAGTTAAACACTTCAATCAATCGTTCTTCAGGGGTAAACCAAGACTCGTATATTTCTTTTGCATTGAAACTGTTGAGTGCTAAAATAACATTAGACTTATGGATTCCTGAATTTTCTAATCCTTTATGCAAGTTAACATAAGTTTGTCTTTCGACAAAGTTTTCTTGCCCGTAATCTAATAAGATAATAGCAGTTCCCTGTTGGGCATCATGTAATGCTTCGGCTGACATATGCTTCCAGAAGTACTCGCCGTTCATCTTACTGCCGATAGGAGCTACCCCCGTAAACATATCTAAATGCGGAGTAACGTTAATCAAATAGACATATCGATTGAATTCAACTTCACCATACTTCTTTTTACCAAAATAAACAGAGTCAAGTACTGCATCCATATACCTTTCATAACAAGGGCTGTATAAATTAGAACTAGAAAGACTGTTAGGCCAAGAGCCAAACGCATCACCAAATAGTGCTACCACCGGAGTCTGGTCTTTATAACCCTCAGTTTGGTCAAAAAAACTTGTATTCTTTGCAATTTTCGTAGAGTGTAGTGAGTGGAGGAAATCAATTAAACCCATTTCGGTAACCAATGCGTTTGGCATCACGAAACTAGGGAATACATAATCGTAAAAGAAGGGAATTCTATATTTCATAAGTCTTTACACTTTCTCAAAAAGTCTGATAGTTCAGGGAATGTCTCAGCGAAGTTAGTTCCTCTACGTTTATCATGTTCTAACACAAAGATAGCAAAGTCTTTACGGTTCTGCTCTGTGTATTCTGTGGGGTTTTTAATACTATGCTCTACCATTGTATAAATTCTTTTTAGCTTCTCAGCTTCATTAACAAAGAACCCGCGATTAATTGTATCAGGCCAGTCTTTGTTCTCTAAGTTCTTGTACATGAATGTTACTTGCTCTTTTAGCATATTCAATTGCTCTTCATCCATAATAAAGACTGACTGATGCTCAGGGTAGCGCAAGTAAGGAATATCTAATAGCATAGGGTTATACGTTGGAGTACCGTACTTTTGTTTGATTGCCAGAACATCCTGCAAGAATTGTGTATATGTAGTTGAACTAAGTACGTTGTAGGTGCTCATAATAGTAAACTGCATTGAAGGGATTGTTTGATAAGTCTTATGGATGTTCTCAAGCCACAAGTCATAATCCATACCAAATCGAATATACTCAGACTGTTTACCATGTGCCTCTGCTGAGGTAAATAGTTTAAAGTTCTTTAGTAACTTACCGTCAATAATAATCTTAGCCTTCTCTAAGAACTTGTCAAATAGTTCTTTAGGTGGATTCATATTCGTATTGATTGCCACTTCTAAATTAGGGTTAGGGTTAGCAATAATATAGTCTAAGACCTTGAACGTATTCTTATTCAATAATGGTTCGCCGCCCGTGATTCTAAAGTACTTTAATTCTTTGTACATAGTAGGGAACCATTCCCAGAACGCATCAACATAGGGATTGTCCTGATTGTTTGGAATAGGCATCTGATTCTGTTGCTTGATCCAAGTCAAGTTGTTGAAGTTATGCTTTGTAGGGTAGGGACCAAATCGTTCAATTTCTTCCATCCATTGACTTGAGATGTGGGGTGAGCAATAGCTACACTTGAAGTTACACACGTTACCGAATGAGACTTCTACATACGATGGGTCTGTGTTATCATCCCAAGGCTTAGTTAATATATCATTGATATATGGACGTGCCCACGAATCGTCTGCTGACTTGTGAATTCTATCACTGAAACTGTCTTTCGCATTGTCTTCTACACGCCAGCAATAGTCGCATTCGCTAGGACGTTCGCCCTCAAGCATTAACTTACGTTGTTCTTTTTTGAATTGACTATTATGTAATGCTGTTGGATTCTTTTTAATCTCGTCAACAGAAACAAAATGCGTTGTGGGATGATGACATGAATGCGTGTGTCCGTTTTGCAAGTGCATCGTAACTTGCTTCCATTTAGCAACACAGAAGCTAGGACTTACTTCATCTAGCTCTTGTTTTACTTTAGTTAAGTGTTTGTTATAATCCATTACCAGCCTTCTTGTTGTCGTATGATATCTATCTCTTTGACCAATGGTCCTAAATTCTTTTTGTCTTTATTTGCATGACGTTTAAAGAATTTACTTTGCTCTGCTGAGAGTGTACACATTGGCAAGTCAAGTTTATCGCTTAAGGCTTCTCCAAAGAACTTAGATGAATAATGAGGGTCTCTGTCCTTATAGTCTTCCCAAATAGTAGTTAGATTATCGAACCATTGAACTTGCTTAGGGTCAAAGTCATGTAGCATTGTCATGTAAGTGCCAAGTCTAGCTCCGTAGATAGCCCAGATTCCATTCTCTACGTCTGCGCCTACGTTGTGCCAGATAGTAAGATTGTCAAAGTTGCGACCAGATACCGAACGTTTGAACTCATTGATACTGGGAGTTAGCCCATCTACTAAGCACATCTTTACACCCTCTCTGAAGCCTGCACGCCATGCTTGAAAGGGTGTGTAGTTAGGGTATGTTGTGCTATAGCAATCGTGCATACTCCAGTATAAACTGTTGTTATAGTCTAAGCAGAAGTCAACGGTGGTAGTGTTGTTACCATCACTAGCCTCATGTGTCTTCATGTTCATCACATAGTCTTTTGTCCAGCTGGACATACCACCGTTGCCATACACTAACCCGTTGATATTGTTACGTGCTCTCCAGCGAAACTGTGCTTGCTTATATGATTCGTCTTTGCCCGTGAAGTCTAAAGTCAAGTCAAAGAAGTTAAAGTCGGGTAAGTTATCTCCGTCGATTAGAATAAATCGTTCTGTGTCTGATTCCTCTGCAGCGGCTTTGTGTGCTGCATCACTACCCTTGACCCCATCTACTCTACGTGCCCACGGCACCATGTTCTTAATCTTAACCCAGAATTCTTCTTTCTGTGGTTCGTCATAGCTTAGATAAATGCAATCTAAGTCCTGTACTTCAATTATGTCTGAATTCATTTACGGTTAAATCCCATGTTATACCTTCACTTGTAATCATTGATATGTCATCACTGCTACAAGTGATTCCTTTAGTTGAGGGCTTTAGTTTTCTAATCACCGTCATCTCACTCTTTTTAACAATCTCACCATTAATTACATACACATCAGGTCTGCATTCATGGTAAGTGTCACCATCGATGACGATATAATTACCCTCAATATTCTCACAAGTATAACATAAAACTTTCCCTGTGTCATCATAATATAGTCTAAATTCAACCATAATACTTGTCTCCGAACGTTTTTACATAGTAGTGAAACGGGTACTGCTGCGGGATAGTTTGAATACGTAACGGGTTGAACTCATAGACTAATTCACTTGTCCAGTCTTCTGTCGCTAAGTTGTTGATAAATTGTTTCATATGGACAAAAGAAAAGTCATCGTAGTTCATAGTTGTATTCTCTGTACCCATAATGTGACATGCAATAGAGTACACCCAATCTGTACTAGCCTCTTCGTCAGTGTCACAGATTAAGATTTTCTTGTATTCTTCCCAGTTTTGAAAGATTTCCTTAGTTAAGTTAAAGAAATCCTCTGAGAATTTACTTTTCTTAAAGTAAGTCATAGCGTTATATACGTCTGGGAGATTGTTGGCACGGGTGAACTCTCTGTACGCTTTCACATTAGATATATTACCCTTATAGTCTCTGATTGTATTACACACTACGATATCTTTTTGTGATAACACATCGAACCAGTAGTCAACATTCTTAGTCATAATCATGTCAGCTTCTAATTTGATTGTATCGTCATAGGGTGATAGATTGTATACCTCACTATCTGTACTGAATGATGGCTTACCCTCAGTGATAATTGTCACGGGAATGTCGGGCATGTGTCGCTCAATACTGTCACGCAACGTTTCAGCACACTTAACATAGTCTGTAGTGTCTGAGTTCTGAGCCATAATAACAAAGCCCTTACTCATCTACTAACTCCATAAATGTTTCTTTGCTCATACAGTGAAAGTCCATGTCTTTGATTTTCATATACTCAGCACGTTTTCCTGTCTCATTTAATAACACATACTCTGTATTAAATGAAGTATCATTTGTGCGATATACTTTCACGTAACTGTTTACGTGATTCAATGTCCACGGGATATAGTTACGTTTCTCGTCATAGTGCCCGTCAACAATGCGTGTAGCAATAGTGATACCATAGTCATTACGGTACATAGGGCTATTGATATGATAGAGGTTAATATAGTGACTGTAGTTATTCTGAACCATTTCTAAACACTGAAAGATATGTTTAACTCTCTCGGTCTTTTTGAATACAATAACTGTAGCCCATAATGTCTTAAAACTTCTGTCACTGACGTATTCAGTATCATGCCCTTCAGTTAGAAAGAATGTACTGTCATGGCACATAAAGTCATCGTAGATATCAAAGACTTTCAATAACTGGTCACTGTTTACTAGATAGTCTGTGTCTAATAAGATAGTTTCATCGTAGGGTGTTAAGTCGTATGCTCTGTATCTACCCTTGTTATACCATGGATTACTGTCTTTCTCGTTACTTGTTTCAGCACTTACGTTAATGATATTGAACTCTGGGTTCTCGGGCTGAATATCCGTAACAATAGTAACGGGTAAGTTTAGAAAGTGTTTTACTCGTTCGGCTGCTTTAACTGCCATTGTGTAATAATCTACTTTAGGATTATTAAAGGCAAAGAACATTACTCCCCTCATCGCAATGACTGTAGTTTACTGTATTCTTCGTGCCACTCGTGCATGACTGCAACGTACAAATCGTTAGCAAACGTTAACAAATCGAAACGGTCTACCTTGATAGGGTTCTCATAGTTATCTAACAATACTAATGACTTAGCAGGGCTACTTGCTAACTGTGCTAAAAGCTCAGGGGACGCTGTCCACATTCCACCTTGTTGGGCGAATATGAGTTTACCTTGATACTTTGCTTTAAGATATTCTTTGTTTTGGTTGTGACTAAATCTAGCTTTAGCCTGGCTCAATATGGTTTTGGTATCCATTTAAAATACTCCGTAGAATATTTAAATGAATACCAGTTGCCCAATATATTTTATTAAGCGTAGTTCGTCAATACAGTTGGGGTGCCCCAAGCATTAGAAGTTACATACGTTGTTGACGGTGGCTTGACAGTCAAGTTCATCGTAGTCCCAGTAGATACAGTTAAGCCAACACCCTGTGACCAGTTTTCATCAATTGTAGTTACGAATGTAATTATACCGCCGGTTACGTCAACTTTTGCAGTTACATTAATGAAAGATGTAACATATTTTGACAATGCACCCACAGCAGATTGTTTGAATATTTCAACTGAAGTTGTTGTTAACGCATGATATCCAGTATTAGTACTGATAGTAAAGTCAGTACCCACTGAACCAGAACCACCTGTCTTTGTTGTTCCTGTAAAACTTGTTCCAGCGATAGTTGATGTGCCAGCACTCAACGTAACTGTACCAAATGCACGACATAAATCATAGAACACTTTATCGATGCCGGAAGATAGATTTGAACCATGTGAACATGTAATAGCTAGTTGTCCGCCTGCATTAAAGAAATAACGTGCAGCAGCTCCAGATGTAAATGTAACTGTAGTTGTGTATGTTACTTTATCTAAGAACGTTGTAGTTGTTGCCTTTGATGTAGTGACTGACGTTGCTTGCGCGGAAGCATTCAATCTGTTTGTAGTGATAGTTGCCAAATTCGTATTGATAGCATTCACGAATTTAACTGAATCCCCAGCTGCTGGTGCAGTGACCGCAGTGATTGTAGAATTCTGATGCGAGGCAATCGAGCTGATTTTGTTTACTAAGTCTGCCCATTCTGTAGCTCCCACTTTTCCACCAGCAGCAACTACTGGAAGACTAGTTTGTCCGTAGCCAGAATTTCCAGAACCAGAACCCCAAACTGCGTTTAGAGTTCCTACCAAACTATTGTAATCTTCCGCTTGAATTAATCCATATTGTTGATATGTCATGTTATCCTCTTAATTAATCTTGACAGCGGCTTCAATGATGCCTTCACCGTCATCTGTCTTATTTACTAGAGAACGACCGATTACATTAAAACTTGTCAATTCTTCGTCTTTACCAGCACGGGCAAGACCGTTACCAGCAGAGACTAAACGTTGACCCTTCTTAACTTGCCCGACGACACGAACAGATACACGTCCAGACAATGCGATTGGTGGGTGAGTTTCATCAGTACCTGCGCCACCGTTCAACAAGTATGCGTATGTGTTAGACACAACGCCGAATACTTCTGAACTTAACTCAGCTTTAGCTAATGTAACTTCATAATCACCACCCAATTCAACTACTGTACCGACAGTATAAACACCGTCAGCAGCATAACGTTCTGCAATGTCAGCAGAGTAAGTAGCTGTCAAACGTGATGTACCTTGTAGTACCCAGTTACCTGTGATGTTACCACGTGTGCCTTCAGCACCAGTAGTAATGTTTCCAGTTTGAACTGTGTGAGGGAAAATGTTACCAGTAAACTTAGTTACGGATACGTTAGTACCTGATAGATATTCAGCAACGTTAGCGTTAGTATATGTACCTGATGGGACCCAAGGAGAACCATCTGTATTCAAATAATGGTCACAACGAACTGATTGTGTTGTACCCAATGAGATATTGCCGCTTGTAATATTGAAAGCATTTCCAGTAGAAGGACCTACAACAGTCCAAGCTCCAGTAAATGTGCCACCTGTTGTTGCACCACCTGTAGTAATTACACGAGTCTCAGTTGTACCTATGTTAGCAGTGCCGACGTTTGCAAGAGCAGAGTATACTCGTGTGTTGAAAATACCGTTACCTTGAGCAATAACATCACGACCTACTAGAACATCAATGTTTGCTGTAATAGTGTTTGCAACAATAGAGTTAGTAACTTCTAAGTTACCTAAGAAAGAGTCACCTACTGCATTTGATGATGTTAGAACTACCCAATCAGAAGTAACTGTTGTACCGTCAGCTGGACAAACTTTAAGTTTGTTGTCACTTGTATCATACCACAACTGACCCTTCAATGGGTGAGCAGGAGGGGTGTCATTTGCAAAGTTTTCTAGCAAATGCACAAAGTTAGTGTTTAGGACGTTACCGTAACCTGCGTAGTTACGTCCTGGTAAGCCCAATGTAGTTCTCTGAGTTTCAAGAACTCCATCCTGAATCGTTACTAGAGTAGAATTATTAGTTCTTAGAATCGTATATGCCATGAAAATGCTCCGTTATTATTATATTTATCTTTAACCTGTAATCAAGTTTGTCAATGATTGGATTCTGACTGTATAATCAATCTGAATCTGTCTGTTTAGTGACTTTTGTACCGGATGAAAAATGACATGGGTTAGCATTTTTGTCAATTCATCCCCGCTTTCGTTAATACCGTCGAAACTCACCAAGCCCAATTCATCAAAAACGTATGGAGTTTGGGTTTCTGTACCGTTATCGAATGCCATTTGACCAGCGGGTTCACTGTAGTCTAGTAAACAAGAGACAACAATATCAGAGTAGACTTTCCCTAACGGGTGACTAATTGACATTTTGTTACGTGATGGATTCGTGTTGGAAATGTTAGTATCGTCAACTACTTTTGCAAACGTTTGATTATACAAAGTCGCACTTGCACCAGTAACGTTCGGTGGCAAATATGTAATAACACCTGTCTGGTCAATGCTTGAACCACCGTTACCGAAAGCCATCTTGTAGATTGCCCCTGTGCCGCGATTGCTCAAAGCATTAGCTAACGCAATACTCATATTCTCATAGTGAATAGCGTTTTTCTTATCCACTAAAACTTCCCCAGTAGTTGGGTCAAAAATCTTCAAAAAGCCCTCGATTTGCATAGGGATTAAAACTTGTGCCATTTAAATGTCGCCTCGTAATTGTACTAACACTTCTTCCGTGTTAGGGTCGTGTATTTTCACACTTGTACTAAAGAAAACCCCGTTGAACTCATCTACTTTGGACTGTTCAACTTTTTCTTGGGGTTCTTTGTCTTCGGGTTTATCACTCATAAACTATATTTATCTCTCAAATATTGTTCATTTGCAAGAACTTCGCAGGTTCAGTCTGACTCAACTGCAACGGAATCTCGAACGTATGATATTGGAACACTGTAGTATCTGTCCAAACTCTGTCATAGTACGCTGGGTCCATTACCTTTGCGCTACTTAAACTGATTACTCTGCTATTGACAGGATGATATGGTTGAATCTGTGTTCCATATGAACCTCTTGTGATTCCAAGCAATACGTTATTTTCCAAGTCAACTTCTGCAAAATGAATCTTTTCGCCGTTGACTTCGATAGTATCACCGCGGTAAATTGTCAAGGTCAATTCATCACCAACATCAACAAAATCGTCAAACACTACTGCAGGACGACCGGTAATCATTCTCAATGCTGTGAAATCGTAAGGGACCTGAACGTCTTTAGTTATATCATAGATTGACACGCCTGACACATCAGTGAAGAAGCCGTTAACAAATGCATATAGTGTACCATCGGCATTCTGTTCTACAATTGATTGTGTATTTGACTTCTCAATCAAGTACTCAGCGTCTTGAACATGGATTTCTGTGTCAACATCGTTGATTTCTTTAACCAACCATGTTGTGTCTTCCATATTCATACGGCGAATAACTTTATTGTTGTTCTTGTCAATCTCGATGCGATATGTTTGCTGATTTGGTGAAGCTGACGATACCATAGCAGTTGCCATTACAACTTGACCCTCTTGTACAGGATAGTCAATAGTCATCAAGTTGTCATCCCCAAATGTAATTAACGCAGGGTCGATGCGAAGACCATCAACTGTCACCCAAGCACGTTGACCGTTGCTGTATACAATCGGAGACATTGGGCTCGGTACCAACGTATCTGGACTCGGTACTGTTATTGAGTATGTTGAGTAATTGTCAGTTGACACTTCACTAGCAGTAGACATATATTGACGAGTAATACCATTAAACATAGTTACTGCTACAGTTTGTCCTTCCTGAACTTCGTTCAATAAAGTTAGTGTGAAACTGTTTTCATCTATTAAGTAGTCGTTTAAGAATCTTAAACGAACACCGTCGACTTCAACGATTGCACTTGGAATTGAATTTCTAAAGTTAGGGGTAGGTAGAGCTGTCACTCCTAATGAGATAACAAACTCAGTACCACCTTCAGTAAACAATTGGGTTTCTGGCAATGAGACATAATGCTCATCAATGTTGTCAGAAGATTTACCAGTACGTACAATAGAATATACAATGTAATCTGTTTCCGAATCGTATGTTTCGTTCAGTGACAAGATTAACGAATTGTTGTCGCCTTCATACGTTGTGAAGTCTACCCCAAACTCTAAGCGTGTTAACACTTCGCCTTGTTTTTGTGCAAGAACGACTGGAGTAAGGTCTTTACCATACAACATTGGCAGTCCGGTGTTAATAGAGCTATGTCCGGTATTAACGTCATCGAACAACGGCATAGTCTCAGTGCTTTCACGTTGTCTCTCTGTCGCATTACCAAATTCATAAAGTTCTAATAACACAGTTTTCCCTATCAAATCTTCACTGTTAACTGTAACAGTTTTAGAATTCCAGTTGATTGTGTAAGTGTACGGGATTGCTACTGTTGAGAAGTTTTCATACAAACGAGTCATAGTACCATCTTCATTTATAATGAATACCGCTGCACCTGCACCGTTGGCTACAGTTTCCGCGAAAGATGCTGTTAGAGTTTCGTTGATTTCACGCTTGACTTGGATCATACTAAATCCAGACGCATAGTACCAAATCTGTTCAGATCCGTCTCTGTTCCAATATGCACCGGGCGCTGAGGTAACAGTCATGTTGACTTTATCTGAAATAATGCCAGCGACCATTTCTTCTGGTCCATAACCAAACAAGAAGTCGTTGCCCTTAACTACATAAGTAGTGTCAGATAAAGTTTGAGTCAAGATGTTTGTCCAAGTTGAACCATTAGAGCTAACTCGCAATGTTCCGTTTTGTCCAGAAATTACAAAATTGCTATTAATGAATACAATCGAGAACAATGTTTCATTGACGGTAACTGACTGTTGTACCCATGTCAAACCATCATCTGACGTTAAAATGATGCCAGACGCAGTGATTGCAATTAACATTCCATTTCCGTAAGCAACGTCAATGATAGATTCGTTGATATCGTCACCGTCGATGAACGCTTCAACCCATGTTACTGCATTTCCGCTGAACATTATCTTACCAGATTCTCCTACTGCTACCAATCCTTCAGGTGTTGCTGTTGCTGCTACTGGAACAAACATAGTATTCACTGAATTTACCACTGACCATGTCTTTGCGTCAACACTAGTCAAGACTAATGCAGCAGTACCGAGTGTTGGTGCAGGAGTATCGACTCCATCAGTCACAATTATTCTAGATCCTACAGCAACATATCCTTTATATTGCTCAGTGTCTAAGAATACTACATCTCTGAGAGTATTAAATGTTCTAATTGCATCACCGACTGTGTGAGTAGTTGTCCAGACTAAGCATCCAGATGATGCATCAATTTTGCTTCCGACAGTGATGAACTCACCGTCCACTGTTGCGGAATTCAAAATGCCACCTAAACTAATTTGTAAAGTAGAGTCATCGTATGAACCATCATCAAAATCTAACGAATCGTAAGTAGTTTTATCACCTAGACCTATCCAGCGAGCTCCATCAAAACTAACCAATAGTGGATTAGTATCATCATCAAGAGTAATTACATACTTTTCATCTGAATAAGAGAAACTTGTCACTGGCAATTCTTGTAGAGAAATTCTAGTTGATTTCCATGTGCCAACCTCAGTTTGTGTCAATACGAACGTTAGCCCGTCACATGTAGCGACTGCGACATAATTTGTACCGTTAAAGACTACACCCTTAACATCAGCTTCGCTATTTGTAAATAAGTTATCAGTCAAGATTACATCTTCTTCAACAACGTCTTCAGGTGCAAACTTGTTACCAAAGTACACAGTGTTTGGATAAGTAATGCCTTTTAATAATTGCTGATGGTCTTTCGGAACCATACCAATTGTTGGCTGATAGAATCCGTCAATACGTTCCAACGCTGTCATTGACACGTCGGCAGTTGTCAACGGAGTCCACTTAGATGGGTCAAACACCTCATCAAAATTACTCTCCTTACATGCCCAAATTACTCCGGCATATGTTACTATCGAGACAGTCTCGTGCTGCGAGAAGATATCGTGAGACACTGGTTCAGGTAAGTAAGCATAATCATTGCCTACGTCACCGAAGTCCTGTGTTAGATTCAACGCACCATTCCAAATGAATGATGTGAATGGTACTCTACTAATCATCGCTGGGTCTGAGTATACGTTAACTTCTGTGCTATTAACTGGCTTAACATAGAATTCATCAAATGTGCCGGCTGCTCTACCTGATACAGTTGCAATTATAATCGCACCAGTGTTTTCATCAGCATACTTGATTAGAATAGTCGCATCATTTACACCATCTTGTCCACCTAGTTCTGAGCCACTAATTCTAATTACATAGTCGTTAGTGTAGATAGTTCCCGGAGACACTACTTTAATAGTGTACACTTCTGATAACTTGTTGTTACCAAATTTTGGTCTAAAGATTTGAATCTCAGCACGTCCGTTTGTTCCATCAACAATCGATGGAGTATAACTAGGAGTAACTTTGTAGAATTGCAGCATTGCGTTATCAATTTGCCCAGGGCTAATGTTACTGTATGCGTAGTCAAATCCTACGACTGCAAAGCCGTTGTCATTACGCAGACCATTAATTGGTAACACTACACCTTGTGCGCTTGATAAGATTGTAGTAGAACTACTTTCTTCAGAAGAAGAAGAATCGTTACCTAAACTAGAGTAAGGAGCTGACCAGAATAAACCTGGTTGCCATTCTTTAACTTTACTTGAATAACTAACTCTGTCAAATTTGATAGTTGTTTTCAAATCACGAACACCAGTAGTTCTCATTGTAGGTACTAGCTGTGCAGTGACATGTACGTTCAATACATAGTCAGATGTTTTTACTGCATTGTTGAACTGAATTCCTTTAGAATCAGTTTTTGCATCTTTGTATGTTTCAAAGAATGCAAGTACATAACTTCCACTACTCTCTGATACTTTTACATAATAGAACCCATCGGCAATTACTGGCGCACCGTCAGTGACCGATTCAACTTTTACAACATCATATGAACTAATATCAGCAGTTACATTAACTGTTGTAACTAACTTACTATTGGCAACATCAATTAGATTATCAGCGCCAAGAGTATCAGTGCTAAAATTATCAAATGTGAATGTTGCGCTAGGTTCGACAATCAATTCAGGAGTAGTTACATAACCTTCACCTGGTTGAATTACTTTTACTGCCACTACTTTATCAGCCTGCATCACAGCTTCGAATAATGCTTCGCTTCGTGGGGCTGGGTAAACAGTAGTGTCAATCACCGCTGTAATCTTTGGAGGGAGTTGATAGTTTTTACCAGGGTTTAAAACAAACACATCAGGTGTATACATAAAGATAGGTGTGCCTACATGATGTACTGAACGAGGTGTATTATTGACACCACGAGAAACTCCAGTTAACTTGCCAAGCTGTCTGTCGATACTAGTATAACCGATTTGTTCTGCGCCCAAGTACATGATACCTTGATAAGGAAGTGTGTACGCATTTTCGACATAAACATCAATCATGGTCTCGTTAATGTACTGAGTCAAGTTTGTGATGTGCTGAGCCTCACCACCCTTAACGCCCATTCCTAAATTGCTAATCCAGTCAAAGTATCTATAGTCTCCCCAAACAGAGTCATTGATTGTTTTTTGTTCTGCGTTTGCAGATACACCGAATACAACTTGAGGTGATACAAATTTACCTGCTTCAAAGTCGTAGTATGACGGCAAATCAAAGTCCGTAGCTGTACCGTTGACTACATCAGATACTTTATATGTTTCAACAAACTCTTTAAGAACAACGCTGAAAGGTTTAATTTCGTTAACATACCCTTCGATTAAAGAAGTCTCGTCTGCTATATACTTAGGAGTTTGTTTCAATGTGCGAACTGTGTAGTTAACATCAGCAAACTTTGTCTTATTCAACCATGGTAGATAGTTATGAGATTCAATGTTCTCACTTTGAATGAATTCGAACATCAATGTCAAACTCTTGTTACGGTGGATTTCTAAGTCACCTACAAATAGCTGTTCGTTGATTGCACGTACAATATATCTAGTCTCCTGTGCAGTATTGTTATCGTATAGTTCTAAATCATAGAAACCATTACCGAAACCAATACCCTCTGGTGCATAGTCGTACACAGTAGATAAGAATTGGTAAGTTCCATTCTCTAAACCAATACGGACCCATTCAGAATTCTGGACTACATAGACTTCTCTGTTTCCGTTAGAATTCTTAGAGACTGACACAATTAAATTCTCAACTGGTTCGATAGTTTTCAAAATATCAACAGATTCAACTTCAAACTTAGGTCTATTCTTTTCAGAGTAACCTGTTGCCCACCAATATGAGTAATCCCAATATTTTGTAGTGTCGATAGTTTCTGTAGCGAAATGCAAGAATGTAGCCGAAGCTGTTTCTGCTACTGGGAATTGGATGATAATTTTATTAGTGTACTCAACCAAGTTCTTCAACGCCAACAAACGATTGACGAACATACTTTGTCTTGGTCTTACGCTTACACCGACTTGCATCAGTTTTGGTAAAGATGCATCAGGTACTGTTGCACCGGCAGCGTCTTCACCTGCAAAGCTGTCAACATATTTTGCGTATAGACCGTAAGGCTCTGGAACACCTTTCTTGAAATCAGGTAATCCCGGTAAGAACTCAGTTGTATTTGTACTAATCAACTTAAATTCTGTGTGACCTCGAACATCTCTGTCTGTTGTACTGAAACCAACGTGTATGAATGTATCATCACCTCGAATAAAATCTAATGAGTTATACAATCCAAACACATTAGTGCGTAATGGAGCAACGAAAGGTACACCAGACTCTTGTGGGTATTTGATATACGTTGCGATTGCAGAGTCGGTCAACGTCTTGCCTAATTTTGAACTAAGCATGTTAGTACCGCTAACCCAGAAATAGTATTTTGCAACCAATGCATCAGATGAATCAGTTGTAAATGACACACTAAATTGTGTAGTGTTTAACACGATGCCAGGACCAGTGTATTCGTTAGGTGGAGTGCTACTCTCAACCCAAGTATATACATCGACTGAACTGCCTGGGAACGGAACACCCCAGTGTTTACTATTGTAGGCAACATCATTAGCTTGATGGTAATTGTAGAATCTTACGTTAGCAGTATTGAACCAAATTTTACCAACGTGGTCTTTACCCCAAGCAATCGTAGTATTAGTGCTACCATTGTTATATGCTGCAGGGTCAACAGAGCGGGCAAAATCGATGTTCGATTCTACAACACTTAGTAATTTTCCTTGCAATGGATCAAAGTAATCTAATGAGACCTCAGTTACATTAGTTGAGTTATTGAACAATTGGATCTTGCTTATTTTGTTAATATCAACTACTTGCTCAGATGAGCGATGTACAGACCAGTTAGGTGTTCCAGTGTCATTTTTATAGATAGTAACTTTGCCACCTAAAGATTCGAAACCAGGTGAGCCAATGATGACTCTGTTGTTAGTAAAATCAACAGAAGCACCATACATCGGGTGGGATCCATACGCACTAGTTATGTCATTACATGGTTGAGAGTAGACATATTTGCCCATGTTATCTAACGCCTCTTCATATGAATCGATATAGTCGTACATATAGACTGCACCGGCACGAGTGAAGGAATCCTCCCAGATTATCATATTATTATCGAAGGCAGTATCAGTATGTGCAGTAGTTTCATCTGTGTAATCGAAACGTGTAGCTGCAAATCTAGTTGCTGTCGGCGCACCGACTACGAATGAATTCACCTCATTATACTTAACTGCAAAACCGAACTGTGTTTGATGCTCTTTATGCGGAGCAACAATAGTTTGCGACATTGGATAAGGCATCATACCTAACATTGTCCAGAAGTTACCGTTAAACACACTTAGATTCAATTTGTTCATGCTAGGTGCTAACGACATGTCACGCAAGCGAATAATTAATCTGTTATCTTCAGTTGCATACGCAAATATGTTTGTAATATTTGAATTATTGATGCGGTTAGCAATGTTAGTAGCTGCCCCTAATGGTGTGTATAGTTGACTTGTTGATGGTGCGCAACTTACATTGTACGGGAAAGGTACGCTAAATGTAATCACGCCAGTAGTGTCATTGACTGAACTATATGCAATATCATATGAGTCACCTGCAAACTTAACAAATCTAATCACGCCAGATTCAGGTAATAGTTTTGCTTCGTTTGGATCGATAGTCACTGAAGTAGAGTTTTGAGTTACAGTCGTAGTGATATTAGAAATACCAAACGCATTCACACGATATCCGTTCAAGAGTATGTATGTAGGTTCGTTCAATGATGCAGGAGTTGACCCAACTAACATACCATAGCGTTTGCCTGGATCAGTGAATCGATAGACTGCACCCTCGTAACCGTCAGAAGTTAATGCATATGGAGCTCCGACAATCAATTCTGTACCGTCACTAGAACAGTCCATAGAATAACCGAACCACTGACCTGAGCGTAAGTCTTCGGGAGCACCGTTGATAAATGTTCCTGTTTGAACTACCTTAGAATCCTTGACTGTGATAATGTCACCTGCATCAAACCCGATTGGTCCGAAATAAATTGCATTCAGGATAATCAAGTATTGGTTAGTACGCAGTCTCTTGCCGTTTTTATAAACCATTGCAGAAATGCCAGGGTACCATGGTAGAATTACCAAGTGTGTGCTTGACTTTGGCACATCTCTTTGTACTTCAAATGATTCTGCTAGTCTATCAAACGCATAGATGTGTCCTGTAGCAATTTGAGAACCTGATTGGTTGTGCTTAGGAGCACCGATGAACAGCTTCGTACCATCATAGTTAGTTGCGATACTAGCACCTAACTGGTCGCCAGCTACATATGACACTGGGTTAGCTAAAATTTCAACTAACTCGTAGTTCATTGTTGCAACGTATAACTGAGAACCACTAGGAATACTATGAGTAAACTTACTCATTACGTAGAAAGTAGTCTTATCAGTTGTGCTGTTATATGATTTAGTTGAAACAGTGTAAGTTGCAGTATCATCGAATGAGACTTTATAAACCATTGTGCCAAGTGGGATATTAGGGAAGTATGTAGGTACACCATTCTCTAACCCAACCATCAACACAGGTTGTTGCTCAATATAGAACATTGTCTTATTCTCGGAAGGTACATAACTTGACAATATCACTGTAAACAATGTATTTTTAAGATGTGTATCACCGAAAGAAATAGTATCTCCGTTTGACAACAATGAAGTTTGATTACCTTCAAGTTTAAACGATTCGCGGATGCGGTCGACTGCATCACTTCTATCAGGAACAAACTCTTCCGCCAATACAGCCAACTGAGCAAATGATGTTGCGAACGTCACACGCTGACCGTCCTTTACAGTTTGTGTTGCATTACCTGCAACTGTAAATGAGTTTGAATTGACAACGATATCAGAAGCAACTGCTAAACCTAAACCTGTTTTTAGCAATGAAGGATCTAATGTGTACATGAATACAGAATCGTAGTCACCTGACTGTGCATTCATAAAGATGTGGTTGCCGTCGCCTGATATAGCGATAGAGTTACCAACAATATCAGATGCTTCGCCTACCCAAACAATAGTTTGTTCTAACACTGGTTGAGAGAAACCCTCATCAGTTGCATCACGGTATACAAAGATTTGACTGATGTTCGAATGTGGAGCAGAGATAACAATAGTCTTGTTAGCATGTTTAATCACAGAACCAAAGTTAGTACCTGGATATGATAACGTATTCTTTGGATAGTAGACTCCGTCATCTTTTAAAGATGCATAAACAGTTACTACACCTTCTGTTTTATCTCCAGCAAAGTAACCGATACCAGGTACATATGCAACAGCATCACCTAAGCTAGATGAAGTTGAGCCTTCATTAACTTGAGTGTGTTTGTAGTTTAGTTCCTTCTTGTATACTTTCCAATCACCGTCACTAGATTGGTCTACCCATACTTTAGCAGGGTCATATTCACTGTGATTCAATGGAAGATACGGGATGTCTCTTGGTGTAGTGACACGGTGGCTTTGCAACAAGAAAGCTAAACCTGTGCTAGTAACACTAGTAATAGTAGAGTCAACTGTCTTGTAAACTGTCAACGCAGTAAGTCCAGGAACATCAGCTACAACATGATATCCGTCAAATCTTGTATCAAAATTCTGCAAACCGATTACTTGATTAATCTGGATGCCGTGAGGTTTGTCGAATGTAATAGTAACAGTGCCATTTAAATTATTGGTCGCAGATACTACCTGAGACGGTACTGTGATAGGAGTGAACACATCCCATTTGTTATCTTTATTTGCTACCCAAATATAATCGTTTCTGTAGATTGCACCAATTGCAGCATCATTGAAACTATCAATCGAGTATCCCATTTCAATCACATCATCGAGGTGTACGTAACCGGCGCTTCGTAAAATGTCGTCTGTTCCAACAGCACGTTGTGGTAGAATAAATTCATTCGCTAGGGTTCTACCATAATTAGTAACATCTGCAAATGAAACTTCTTGGTTTACGTCTGGGACACGGACGTTATTGACTAATGAAACTACAGACGGGTTGCTAGAAAGTTTACTTTCAGAAAGTCCAAATTGCACGTAGTTGTGGTTATTCACCCCGCCGAATTCACTGTTCTTGATTGCCCAGTTTTCATGTACAGAGTAACTGACTGTTTCATTTTTAATGGTTGCGTTATTCAAGCCCGCTACTGTCAATGGTGTTCCTTTAACAGCAATAGTATCAACGTGCATCTTAACCTGAGAAACTTCCGACAAGTCTGCACTTGCCAAATAATCACGTGGTCTAAATCCAACTAACGAGAAGCCTAGTAAATCAGAATCCAATGCCATGTTAGCATTGTTAATATCATAGAACAATGTTGATTCTACTGAGCGAGATGACTGGTTCGGCAACATGCGTTGACGTACCATTTCATATGATGTTTTGATCCAATCAGTTAGGTCAAATTTATTTGTTGGGTTGATGACTGTTTGATTAGCCATCCAATAATCATTCTTGTATTTTACAACTTGACCCTTTACGTATTTTGCGTTAGGAACCCAATCAGTGATAGAGTCTAGCGACATAATAAAGCCTGCGTTGTTCACATAACCTTGCCATTCTGCGGTCTTTGTACCCTTAACATACATACGTTGCTGACGCAAGCCTGTAGTTAAATTAGCGATAGTGTCTCCGAAAACTGTCTTATTATCAAACACAACAACATGCTCAATTGAGCCAACGTGTCCGGAGAAGAAACTTAATGCATCTCCTGCGTTTAATGCTTTGATTGTAAGTTCGGTTCCGTTTCTGTGTACTGACAAATCAGATAAAGAGATTGGAAGCAAGTTTTGATTTAGAACAAAGTTCTGCTTAGTCAATGTCAATGGTTCAACAATTGCATTAGGTGTGTTGATTCTCAAGACGTTTGCTGCAGGGTTTACGTTAACTGTACTGCCAACGTCCCAACCTGTTTGAATCCAGTATAATATTTCTGCAATCATCTGGTCCCATGACAATTCGATGCTATTCTCAACATCAATGAAAGTCATACCTTGTGATTCTAAATACTTGCCGTAGCCCTTGATGAATTCTAAAAGACTTTCAATAGTCTTAAATTCATATCCGTAAGGAACAGTTACTTTAGTTGCCGAATACTTTTTCGCCAACTGTATGTTTTTACCGTTTACTGATAGTGTTTCATACGAACCAGATACAGGTGTCATCGCTAAGAAGAAAGCACTTGATTGTCTGTTGCCGTAAACTTTATACCCGGTTTGTGTGCGTTGTACAATTACTGAACTGTAAGTGATAGTATCAACTGCTTGGTTTCTGTGTAATAGAATACTATAGCTATCTTCTGGAATTAAAGATGCTTTAGAAGAAGATGTTGAACTATTTTCTGTAAAGAATTTAATCATATCTTTATTAGTAAAGCCAGCTACGTTATAAGTCAAACGCACATCTGTGTTACTAAACAATGACTTGATATCTTCAGAACCAACTGAACCGCTGTGGTTAACATAGTCAACAATCCAATTGATGTAACTATGAGCAGCAGTGGTGTCATCAGTCCCGTAAATTGTGATTTCAGGAGGAGAAATTCTATAACGTTCGTTGGTCAAATATTGGTCAAACGTAGAACTATATTGATAGTAATCTAAGTCAATGTTCAAGTTAAAGAATTTTGCAGGAGATTGCAATGCAGTCACACGAATCAAATCAAATGCCCAAGCACTAGATTTTCTATACGCATATTCTGCAGGACCAACATCACCCATCATCCATGTTTGCTTGAATGTTCCTACATCGTAACTAGAGATGCAATTGCTGAAAGGTGAAACCAAACGACCCAACGAGTCTGCTGGAATAATTGACATTAACCCAGGACGTACCGCAGTTTCAACAATATAGTCGTCACCGTTGTTCCATACGTAACCATTAGCAATATCTTGCCACATGAGTGTGTTGTCACATGTATAAGGAGCTTCTCCGTAATGACTATCCCACCACGTTGGCTTGATAGTCAATCCTAACATTTCCCACGGTGTTGTGTTAGGTGTAGTTGTATCGTACAACCACAAGTAAATACCTCTCCAGCCACCGATTGTGATAGGAGTATTATTTAACTTTAACTTAGAACCAGTATAGTTCCAAGTCCAATCATTTGATTGGTCATATGTTTGAGTTTCATAATCAATTCTATTCAAACCAACCCAATTCATAAATTGAGTTTCGTATGCACTTGCAAATGTTTTTGTTTCGTGTGTTGAGTTTCTGAAAAAGCCAGGAACGATATCAGCGTATTTGATAGGAGTAGTTTTATTCAACACTTTCAAGTTGTTGAAAATTCGTTGTTCGAATTCAAACAACACTCTATCACGTGCATCTGTCAAAATACCAGCATTGTATGAACCGTATAAGCGATTGTATGAGCCATCATGACCTTTGATGAACCATGTAGGTGATACATAACTTGCATCTAATACAACTTCAGGAATAAATGCAGGGTACAAGCCCAACTTAGTTGGAGTACTTGGTACAAATGATCCGAATGTTTGATGATACTCATTGATTTGAATCTTATCGCCTGGGATCAAATCTTTAGTAATTGTTAATTTAGCTTCATCAGTAGATACAACATAATCAACTGTGCGAGTTAGTTGAGTAGTTACAACACCTGAAGTGCCTGTTCTTGTCAAATACACTAACACACTAGAATAGTTTGCATTATCAAAATCATATATCTTAGACAAATCAAATTCAGAATTATCTAGTGTTGACTTGAATGTGTATGTTTTAGAAATTGTTTTGTTTTTCGCAGGCAGCATGTCACCCCAGAAGAAGGAGTTACTTACTGTCTTTGGTTCTGTGATGATTTCGATTACTTCGTCAAGAAGACCGATTGCTGAGTCGATGTACGTAAAGTCATTATTTTCTAAAGTGTTGACAATCAATGCTTTGTATTTTGCATACTCATTGCTATTGAACGTCATCGCATCAAAGAAATTATAACCGTTATTACGCAAAAATGCTGCCGGTAGAGTTAGAGGAGCACTGTTCTGAATGATTCGAGTACCATAAGGAACTAGATTATCTAAATCTCTAGAATTGTTTGCCCCGAAGGCTTGCCCCGTTAAACCCGGTGCGTTGTTAAACATTGTCTTATAGTGACCACGTAGGTCGCCTAAAGTCAATTTTTCAATCTGCTCGTTGTACGGATTGTGGTCTAAATTTAGTGGAATTTGATAGTAACCAAGTTGGCTAACCGAATCACTTAACAACATAATATCAACTTTAGTTCCAACTTCTGGGTAGGTCGAAAGTGTAATAGCTGTTGTTTGTCCAGTAGTAGTTACAGTGAACTCTGAGTTTGATTGACGGACATTGTCAACATAAACAACGGTTGTTGCCCATGCTGTTTCAGAAGCCGATTTAACCGGGATATCACAAATAAATGTCGGCTCGAAAGGAGTTCCAGTGTAAACCATGTTAAACACTTGATATTGGAAACTTTCTTCAACCGCAGTTTGCCATCCTAAATTATAGTTGTCATCGTTGACAACATAGCCGGTTCTAACATTCTCTTTGATTTCTTTACCGTTCAAATTATAAGTGAAGGTATCTGAATTCAATGAAACTGTAAACTCGATATCACCCACGTTCTGAATGAAGTCATATTTGACAGGGAAGCGTAACTCAGCATCATTAGATCCTGTGCCTGTGCTATACTGAAATAATGTTGTTCCAGAGAATGATGTTGATGGGTAGAAATCCATGTCACTAAAACTATGACCATTCTTGTCAACGATATCAAACAACGGGAATTGATTGATGTATGCTTTATCCTGTGAAGGTAGCCATGAGCTGCCATTGAAATAATAAATCTTACCTGCGTTTGAACCAGAAGTTACAGTAACTTGATCCATGTGTTTTACTGAATCAGTAGGATTTAGTGTTAACTCTAAATTAGTAACTAGATAGGTTGAGCCTGTTGCATCCCAATTACCAGTCGGCATTGTAGGATACAGTAACGTAATTTGAGATGCTGACGAACTGACAACTTGGAACGTACCTTGGAATGAACCATTCGTGCTACTAACTAGCGACAAATACTTCTTCGCTGGAACTGTTGTAGTTTGTGGGGTAATATTAAAAGTTAAGGATGCACTTCCATCAGCATTAATGACAGACGCACTCAAGTTAGTTACTGGAATCTGCGCTGAGTTAACTGTTTCTGAGTAGAAAACTGTATAGACAGTTGTTCGGACATCCTTGTTGCTATCGTTGGCAAACAGCACACGAGCGCCGTTGAATAACGTACTCAATGTACCATCAGGTAAGAAGTCAGTAGAACCTGCTACTGTTTTCAACGCATCAGTTTCAGTGAAGTTAATATAAGTGATGTTATCAACTGAAGTGTCACCTGAATTCATCATCTTTAGATTAGGATAGAATTCAATGATTGGACGTTTAGCCATCATCTCAACATTGCCCAATGCTCGTGACACGAGTTTTGCACCTGGGTTATGTTCTAACGTAGTTTTTAAAACGTCAATATGGAACCAGCGGTTTCCACGTGACCATGCATTTTTGTTTTTGCTATTACGAGAAATAGTGATGTAGTCTTTTTCGATTGGCAAGAAAGTTGTTCCATTGAATGGACCCACGTCATACGGTTGTCCATCAAAATCAGAACTCTCTGCATACGCAAAACGCTCAGGTACAATCAATTCAGAGATAGGCACTAAGTTAATACTAGAACCTACACCTTCAACATAGTATTGCCCATCGGCATACTCTTCAGGGTAAATGTTACCTGCAAACTCAACTTTCAAGCCGTTTGTAAATTTAATACCGTTGATACTGGTATAGTTTTTCTTTCCCAAGATATCATTAACGTTGATGAATGAACTATCTTCCTTCTCAACAATTCTAATAACACCGTAGATTTCAGAGTTAGTGCCGTACTGGTAGTAGTACGTATCGCAAGGTGCAGTCACGAACGGAACTAAAATGATTTCGCCGTATTCATTCTTGACAAAATCTCTACCGTTGTATTCGACACCGTGTTGTATCTTCATCAATGAGTTGATTGGCAATGTGTCTGCTTCAATTAATTCAATGAATTGACCGTCGTTCTTATCTCCGACGTATACAACTTTAAATGCATGTGCTGACAAACGTGAAGATGCAGTTTCATCAAAACTTGTCGTATCGTATTCTTCTGTGTCAGTGTCATACAGTTTAGTAATATTGCCTGTAGCAGTGATAGTGTGACCGTAAAACAGCACAGTCTTACCTTCTAGGTCAGTAACTCCGTCAATTGATACTGAGCCTGCAGGTTGAGCATGAATCTCGCTGAATTTCAATGTAGTCGCTAAATCAATATCAATGCCACGGCTTAATTCCCAATCTTGCTGTGCATCGATGAGTGGCACTTCAAATTTTACTGTACCGGTAGAAACACCGTTATTTTGCAAACCAAAAATGTCACGGGTGCTGATGTTGGGTCTGTTTTCAAAGTAGCCGCTAGTGCCCTTTGTCATTTGAATGTAGAACGGTGCAGCTTGGTCAACATTAAAATAATAAGTACCACCACGAACTAAAGTCAGTTCAGGGTTGTAGTCGCCGATTAACTCATTCTTTGCACTTATAGAAAAAGCAAGAGGTGTTGCAGTAACGTTATAGGAAACAGTTTTGCTTAATAAAACATTCGTGACCGTGACTGCTTCAGGTCCACTAGGTAGCCAATAGTATTGACTATAGTTTACCATCTTATCTAAGTCACAGAAGCTATCAAATGAATAAAATTGATTTGAGTACAAATCTGATTCCGAAGCTACACTACCGGCGAGACGTAACGCATTGTTCAATTCAGTGTATGTCATTACATCTAACGGAGCATTAGTGTCTTTCTTTTTAAAGACTACTGCCGGGTTGAGTTGATAGGCAGAACGTTGCGTAGATGGCTCATTCAAATACTTGTCCGACGCATTCACGCCGTAACCAAATTTACTTCCAATGAAGCCTTGAAGTTTTTGAACCTGCGGTGGCTGAACCAAAGTATCTAATGTTGAAGTAAGAAATTCTTCATTTGATTTTGTTCTAAAGATTTCTGGTAAGAAATCAAGTGTTCTAACTCTGTTTGTCATTACTTTATTTACCTATTTTTTTAACCTGCAATTTGTAACTCTGATGATGTTAATGCAGAGATTACAACGATGTCACTAGCTTGTGCTGCACTAGTAAAAATTTCATACGGTGCGCTCTTAATTTCATAGAGGTCACCAAATGATAATGAAGGATCGTTCGGCACTAATACTGCTGAACTAATCAAATCTCCTAGTGCCGAGTGTAGGTATGCACTCAATTCACTAAAGTAGAATGTGTCACCGAAGTCCCAGTTATCAATGCTGAAGTAGTTATTCATTTCTGTAATAATAGCGGATCTAATCTCACTATCACTAGCAGTTGTTGTGCTTGACTTAATTACTTTGATTGTGGCACGTAATGAAGTTTCAGCTTTGCTACCAAAAAGTGGCTTGAATCTAACACTATTTAATATCACGCTATCCGTCAGCATTTTATAGTCATTGACTTTACTGTATGCGTCAGATAGTTCAGCAATAGTTGGTCTGAGTGGTTCAGCGATTGTTCCTGTAGTATCACGTAACCAGTTGTTAAACTGTGTCAAGTAGTCCTGAGTCACTAGGTACATATCAATAATTGTTGAAGTCGACGGGTCTACGCGGTGTGTCTCACCTGAAATATGTTTATACTGGAAGAACAATCCTTGACGACCAATCTTTACTGAGTAGTTAGATAATAATTCCAAGTTAACAATGTTAGCTGCGGTAGTGTCGTGAATCGACTGATAAAATTTATCTTCTAACACGGCGTAGAAAACTTGTCCTACAGGGAATTCGTATTTAACAACTGCAATATCAGATTGTGTACCGTAATTAGATACGATAGCAGATGACGGAACTAACTCAACACGAGTTAGTTTATTGACATCTGTTACGATTTTAAAGAAAGTAAAATGCAATGTATTGCGAGTGTTAAACTGGTACCCAGTAACTTGTGTAAAGAAGTCAGGGTTTTTAAATGTATTGTTTGCAGTGATATCACCCAACGATACTTCAACACTGAAGTCGTCAACATAACCATCTGTCTCAGTTGTTTGTCCTACTACATTCAATGATATCTCATTTGCCAATGGATAGTTATTACCGTATTGAGAATTTGTCTTTAGTATAGTCACAGAATCTTGCGCTACTTTACCAGTAGTTGGATCGTAAACAGAACGGTTACGCTCAAATGTAAATCTAATATCAGACACACTACCGAAGTAGAATGACAGTGATTTATAAGATACAATGTATTTACCATATCCCAAGCCTCTGAATCTCACAAAATAGTTAGTAGCATTGTAAGGCTGAACTGACCAACGTTCCTGAGTTGATAGGAGTGTGCTGTCATATGCTAATGAAAAATCTTGAGACAAGATAATGTTATTAACTATTTCTTGAGTAAGCAATGATCCAAACTCATTAGTGAATGACGGTATAACTGTATTAAGTATTGCTCCATCAGGGATGTAGTTTGTCAAGGTGATTGGACCGTCTCCTGTAGGCAAATTGCCAACACCACTGTTGCTACCATCGCCTACGACACTCGCAACACTAGTCCAAACATAAGTTACATCACTCGGTCCAGCGATGCCAGAGACCAACTTATTGCCCTTCGTGAAGTATTTGCCAGACGGAGCTACAAATTTAATCATCGATCCAGTAGTCAGATATTTGATGTTATTGCCGGCAACAATGCCTACCGAAACAGGTGCTTGTCCTGCATTATAGAAATAACCTGTACTAGAATCAGCATTGAATACAGTTTGATTCCAATATATAGTACCATCACCTGACTCAGTATTAATCTGATATCGAGTGTACGCTTGAGAGTAATATTGATAAGCACGGTAACTGCCCAAAGCTGACGACAAATCACGAGTTAAGAATTTAATGATATCGTTAGTAGTTGATGCAGTGAACGTGACGAAATCATCATTTCTATCCATATACAAGCCGCCATCTTCCGCAAAGTCGTTCGTACTAGAATATTTGCCAGTAGGGTCAGCTAAGTCAAAGTTGCGACTTACGCCAACGCTTGAACGATTAATTGCCTTTGATTTTACGATACTGTTGAACATAGTAAACGGGAAGTTGTTATAATCTTCTCCGTTAACCATACGATTTTGTGTGTAGAATCTTTGCGGAGCACGGATCTTAATATCAGTTAACGTTTCACGTGATTGCGCTGTTGCGTTTGGCAACATCAACTCTAAAGACAATGTTATTTTTTCAGTTCTGTTATTTTTACTGATGTAAGAAAGAGTGACCGTTGTTCCTTGCATTTCGCTTGGGTCGATAACATATGACAATCCATTGCTTGTTCTGATGTATGAAGCAAAATTGCCGACAGGAATCTCTCCGAACACACCGTCACCGAAGTTACATGTAATCTGGTCGTTGTACCCAGATGTTACACTGAATAATTTTTTTGATGAGCTTGATGATTGACTCGTGAACACACTTTCTACTTTTTTCCACTCAGTAGGTAATAGCGTGATTGGATCATATTCATATAACCAAACATCTTCATTGTTAATGCCCTGGACGTTGATATCTATGTTTTGATTTTCAAGCTGTGCATCGAACGAGAAAGGGAATTGCTGTAGTGAGCCTTGTTTGAAATAAACAAAAAAGCCTGTGTTAGAACTACTGTACCCTAGCTTATCATTTCGATACAATAAATTGAATACGTTGCTAGACCCAGGAGAGATTTCATACAGTTTATCTGCGCCAACACTCGTCATGCTAGTACATTCGAACGTCATATTGTTGCCATCTACTACTGCTCCAAACGGTGCAACAGGAGAAGAATTTTGCGGGATTCTTATTGAATACTCGTCTGTTTTAACTTCTAAAATATTAGCAGAATTTCCAGGACGACCTACACGTTGACCGTCAACAAGCGCGGCGTTGATGATAGCATTAAATTGCTCTTGCCAGTTTACGTTAGCTGGGTCGTTCCAAAGTACAGTAACGTTATTCAACGAGAAGTTGTTAACGTCTTTAATTTGTTCTGTCGTAGAGATAGCAGTAATCTTCAAGAAGCCTTGACTAGCAGAATTACGCTTTGGGGTGTAGCCCACAAGTTTAGCTAGTTTGACGACGGAGTCGCGGCGCTCTGCTGTGTCGATGAAGTTTTCACGTGTGTTTAAGTCGTTGCGGAATGCAAGACCTTGTCCCATGAATGCGATAACATCTAATAATGCAACATATTCTGAACTTTCAACATAGTCGTTGAATGTTTCAGGATAGTTTGTACGTAGAAAATCAACCATTGATTTTCTAAGAGTTTCGTAGTCGTAGCTTTGGAAGTCAGCTTGACTGTAATTCTTATAGATTGATTTCCAATCGTTTACGCCGAATAAAGATGTTTGTCTTGAACTGTTAGCCATAGTTGTATGCTCTCTTTATAGTATTTATCATACCAAAAAAGTGCATTTTTTAGCTTCTTACAGTAGCCGATCCTGTAGATTGGTCGAATATAACCTGGAGAAGTTGCACATCATTGAATGGGCTCACGGTGATTTGCATTTCTACTACGATTCCAGTGTCAATTGCATATAGATTAACTTGTTGCAAAGATAATCGAGGGTCAAGTGAGGCAAGTCTGATTAGTTCTTCTTCGATTTTTGCAGACGTTGTAGTGTCGTTTGGTTCAAAGATATACTGCCAAACTGTTGTGCCATAACTTGGATTTCCGGGTTTTGATCCCTGTGGAATATTCATTGCATTAGTGAAATCTCTAATGACAAGTTCTCTGTCAGTTAAGCGAAATTTTCTACCAGTAGTTGTAGTAGGACCAGTAGATATAAACCCTGACGTACCCTGTGGCTGGGGTGCAGGTTTGATTGCGTCTGCTGTTTGAGTGTTGAAACCGAAGAATGTTGCCATAATAATATTTATCTTATGCTACTTTGTCCATATCAGCAATTGCTTGCTTCCACTCTGCAAACGCAGCCGCTGTAGCGGGGTCGATTCTACTACCAGTTTTAGCCAATGATTTTTCATACGCCTCTTGAGCCGCAAGTGCTTTATCTGAGGCTGCTGTTCTAGCTCTTGATATTCTAAGCATTTCTGAGGAATCTAATATAGGGGGCGCATCTCCGAATTTTAGTGCAGGAATCTTAGGATCACCGAGCAATTCTTTACTCTTAGCTGCAATAGACCCTGCGTCAAACCCACCTTCAGATATAGTAGGAAGTTTAATGCCCAAGCCGCCACCGGTACCCAATGATCCAATCGCACCTTTGAGTTTTGCTGCTGGGTCAGGTCCTAACATAGACAATGCTTTACCGGCAAGACTATTTCCACCTAATGCAGTTTTAGCTATACCGATAGCACCGTTAATTGAACTATTTGATGTTGAACCTACTAGGTTCTTGATTGATGAACCGATTGAATCTAATCCAGGAACTTCCATCTTTCCGCTCTTTAGACTATTTGATAATCCGTCAGTAGATGAGCCACTAGACGAGAGCATTGCAGAGCCCTTTGACATCAACGATGTAGCAGAGTCACCCAACTTTGACGCTGATGACATTAGACCTTTCGCAGAATCTAATGCACCTTTAACATCATTGGGTAGAATTCCACCTAAACTTGCAGTTGCTTTGTTTAGTGCTCCCATAGGATTCATATTTTTAACTGAGTCGAGCAAGCTACCACTTGATTTTGCTTCTGCTGCTTCATTTTTTAATTTCTCTGCTGTCAAGCTCACCGGCTCACCGGCTGCAAAATCTTTAAATTTAGCAGTGACTGAATCGAAGGCGGCAGCCGCAGAATCTTTCAGTGAGTTCAAGCCATCCTTTAGTTTGTCGCCAAGACCACCTAAACCAGAAAGTGCTTTATCAGCTAAACCAGTAGCAAAGTTACCACCTGCGATTTGCTTACCGATATCACCACCCAATGGATTTGGTATCTTATCTGCGCTCAAGCCTAAGCCTGAAGGGAGACTAGGGAAGCTAAAGTTCGATGGGGTAGCTCCTTTAACAAAATCCATAGTAGCTTTTATGCCACTAGTTGCTGCCGCCATAATCAATCCACCTGATTGTGTCGGGCTTTCTTTACCTGACAACAATCCAGTTTGCTTCAACATACTCTCACCTTTAGCAAGCAATGACGTTGCTGCACCTACTTGAGCAGGGGTACTCTTTAAGAAGTCTGAAGCATTGTTGACTCCATCCTTACCAGTAAACATATTAGGCGTTAGTGCTTGCTCAATTGACTTGCCGCTAGCAATAGCTGCCGACACTGCGGCTGATGCGCCTGGCTTCAAATTGCCTGCATCTTCCATTTGCTGAGGTGTCATGCCAAGTTTGCCGATTGCCGCAGTTGTACCTGATTCAGTCTGTACTACTTTTGCTCCTTCTTTGACAGCATCGGCTGCAGGTCCGGTAGCAGCATTAACAGCCATCTGAGATACCATTGCAGTAGTGCTTGCTTTATCTAAGGTTGGTGATGCTGCTGGGGATGACGGCACCGATGCGCTCAACGCAGGGCTTGTTGTGTTATCCGGTGCCGATGGTGCTGTTGCATTCGCAGCCGCTACTGCCGGGGCAGGAGGTGAGGGGAAGTTTACTGCTGCATCTAAGTTGACTTTAACATCAACTCCTTTGCCTGCGCCATCCCACGGAGCATGTGCAGGTGCTCTGCTTGCAATACTAGATAATTTACCCGGTGCTGATGCATACCCTTTAGCCGAGTCGTTCAATGTGTCGCTGTGCTTTGTTTCTTTTAACGGAGTAACATCTGCAGGATTCAATGGCATACTACCAGTGTTCAGATTCACCTTTGCGCCAGTTACGTAAGCATCACCGCCGGCAGTCATACCAGCATTACTGCCCGCTTTTACTGCATACTGTGAGCCTACTTTAATAGAATGATTTGCTTTAACTTGTTGTTTTAAATCAGTACCAACCAGCTGTGATGTTTCTTTTGAACTTTCGAATCTCATGTTTTCAGCACGAATGTTCAAATCTTTTACTGCGTTGATGTTGATATTGTTATCAGCGTGTAGGTTTAAGTCACCCATTGTTCTGATGTTAACTGAGTTTGTAGAATACATGTCGATTGTACCCTCTTTACCTAACTCAATATAACTTTGTCCGTTTGAATGAATAATGAACAACGTGCCAGCACTATCATTCATCATAATCATATGACCGGATGAAGTTCGTAATCTGAATAGCTGGTCTCTACCTTGTAAATCACCGTCATCCATAACAAATGAATGTCCACCTAAACGACCAGTAACTTTAAAACTACTATCAGGGGATGACGTATCTTTTACAGCATCTTTAATTGACGCATCATCAAAGCCACCTCCGTAGATAGGGCGTCCCGGTGTACTCATACCAAACACACGACTAGGTGTCTCACGTGTACTACTTGAGCCAATCGTGCCTCTATCAGGATCACGTAACAAACCCTGTTTGTTTAAGATTGCTGCTTGATAACTATGAATAGGTCTAGGCTGATTAGACAAGTCGGGAGAACCGCTTTGCTTGTCATTAGCATTGTTGAATTCAGCTACCGGCAATCTCGTTGCGCCACCGTAGCTCTTTGATTCTGGACCGTTTGCGATAATGTTATCAGTCGATCCGATAGCAGGAACCATGTGATTCAAACCTGTTTTAGGTATTGAGCCTATATAATATCCGAAGTTAGGATCACCATTTTCAAACACACACAATACTTCTGTGCCAATGTCAGGAGGTGTAGCCCAGAAACCATAGCTGTTTGGGTTACCAGAGTAAGTACCATTCGAATCTTTGCTTCCAGTATTCGGGGTATATCCAAAGAACGGGCTTAGGTAGTTCACTGTTACCCAACTATTTTTGTCGTCGGGATTGGTTCCTTTATATTTGTTAATAAAAACCTGAATTCTACCAGAGCGTGTGCTGTCGATATTGTTTTTAACAATACCCTTCACAGGCATCTTTAGTAATGCCTGACCGCCACCGCCGTCTTGCATGTTACTAGGGGCACCTTTAGGTTGTAAATTATCTTCCATTTAGTTTCTACCTGTTATTTTCTTTTCGGTAATAGTGTTACCGAGTCACGACTCACAGCATCCTTGTTAAACACTTGTGCTGCGGTTGAGTACCCTTTGCCAACTAATTTTTTATTAGCGTTTTCGTCCTCTGCCGTTGCTGGAGCTAAGATAGGTTTGCCGTTGTCATGGTGAGTTGGTTTAGGCAAATCTAAACGTCTAGGATCTATTTTAGCAAATGCTGATGTGGATCTTCCACTAGATATTACTCCAGGCGCCTTGGGACTTGCAGCTTCTCTGTTTTGTGCATCTTGTTTCACGGGTTGTTTCATCCATTCAGTTGGTGGTATACCCAAGTCCGTGAATTCTTGCGTGAACATGCCTTTAGTAAATTTGCTTTTTACAGAGTTGACCATATAAATCATTCGACCCTGTAATTGTTTTTCTAATTCTTCATTGAACTTTGCAAATTGATAATTAGCGATTGGTGTCATCTTTCCTGAATCATCGTAATCACTTACACTTCTCAAGTCAACTTCAACATACACAACACCATTCACCGGATTCACTGGTGCTTCTTCTGAAATAGAAGTAGATGACATTTCATCGAATGTTCCATAGGCAGCTGTCATTAGAAAATCAGGATCACCGTAAATCACGATAGTCGCTTTTAGCTGGTCGTCCGGTGACATCAACCATGATTTAAGTGACGACACTTCTTCTGATGTTCCAGGAAGTTTACCTGCAGTATCTTGACCCATAGAAGTAGTTAACACCATTGGCACACTGCTGTTGTTCTTCACTTCACCGGTTGAATATAAACTACCAACTGTCTGATATAAACCATTGAACGTCATGTTAAACGAAATCATTCCTTCATTCTGTCCAGTATACCAGTAGTTAAATATCTTTGAAGGACCAGAATACCCTGTCCTATTAGGGAAATACTCACTTCTAATGAAAGGTATCTCATAGCTTTTTACGTAGAATGTAATTTCATATGCATTAGAGTTAAGTCGTGAATCAAATTCAGGTAAGTATTTTACTTGTGGTACGATTGTAAACCAAACCAATTCTTTGGGTTTTGGGTTTGTGACGCTTACGTCCTCACCGTCAGTCACTGGTTCTAGTACTTCTTTATTGACAACTGACAAACAATCAGTGATGTACGTACTCTGACTAACTATCTGCTCGATTGCCTGCATGATTCTTGTTCCTGCAGTTATTTGTATTGCTCGTTTGCTTTTACTAATAGTCGAGGCGCCGCCTTTGTTTGCTTCTCTCACGTTTGCTGCACCAGGAAGTCCGTTCAATGGAGATTGACTTGGTACGTAATGATTTTTATCAACTAACAATGCATCGCCGATGCCACTTCTGTCCTCAAAGACAATCTTGTATTTGTTCGCAACATCCTTTTTCTTTGCCTTAACTTGTTCTTCTTCTTTTTTATTCAAAATTTGAATCAAGCTCGAAGTATCATTGACTAAGATATCACTGACTGTTGATCCCGAAAGGTTAATGTTCTCTTGGATAACAGAATGGAATTGACTCATACCGATTTTTTGATTAATAGGTACGGCAGAAATTTGATACTTTGTTATTTTGTTATCTAACTTAGTTGATATTTCCTGAATCGTGAACGGGAATGTTCTTTCAAACAATCCAGGATCATTTGTTTTGTTCATAGAACCAGGCGCTGCCGCAGAGGATGATACTAAGTTACCCTTGTCGTCATACCCGTAGAATCTAATTACCATAAGGTAGTGCTGACTAACTGCTGAACCTAAAGTACCGTTAGGAGATGGACTACGATTATTACCTACTTTCTCGGCGGCTTCTATTAGATTTTTCAAGAATGTCATACCGTATGGTTCGAAGATATCGAATTTAAAATCTTCAAGTAGCGCACCACTGAACCCTGATTCTTTCGGGGTCAACGATGTTAGCATTTGCAAGTTGTCAATGAAATAATCATACTCGAAGCCCGGCGCACGTAAGCCATCAGCTCCTGCTGATTGAGCAACTACATACATGCCACTCTTGTCCCATACACCTGTATCCAAATAAGCTGAAAACGTTGCTGGAGAAATCATATACATCGTCAATCTATATGTGTAGCTAGAAAACTTACCCAATGGATTATATGTTCTTCTCGGTGTTTTGAATCTATTTCGTTTTGCTACTGTTTCGGTAGGAATACTATCATCCGCAGTTGCTGGTTTTTTTGTTGTCTTTGGCTTAGGAGGTGCAGACAACATTTCTTTCTGATGTTTTAAGTCTGACAGCTTTGCTTCTAACTCTTTAATTGTTTGTTGATAACCTTCAGATTGCTTTTTAAGTTTCTCAATGTACGCTTGGTTCATTTGATACTTAGGGTCAACGTTCTTCAAACTTTGATTAGCTATCCTGAGCAAATCTTTAGTTTTCGCAAGTTCTTTTTCAACCGAAGCAATCTCAGTATCAATGGACGATGACGGTGCTTTTCCACCTTCAACGTTCGTTAAATCTTCGTCGGGAATCCAGTCCCCGGCTGCGTTATATCCCATGTTATATTCCTAACGCTGCTTTAATATTCTCAATCTTAGGGACGAAGATTTTAGTGCCTACAGTGAAATCAAAAATAGGATCTTGTATTCTATTTGGATTTCTTTGAGCAAACACCCACCATAGTTTACTATCGTCATATAAGTCAAATGCCAACAAGTCTGGTCTCAGATGGTAAGTTTGATTAATCTCCCATTCATCATCGTCAATGCTAGGTGGTATTTCTCTATTCTCCATCAAATCCAAAAATGAATTGTTGTACACCGGTGTAAATGCGTACGGACTTGTGTTAGGGTATTTTACCATATTCCGCTTCCTCCTCGTTGTGATCCTCTATATATAGTTCCTTTTGCATATTGCTCTAAACTAAAAGTCTGACTTACATCTCTGCGTGTGATTATCGGATATGCCGAGATTGATATTTGTATTTTTGTAGGTACGTATGTGGTATCGAATCTGTTAGCTATTCCTTTTATCGTACCAACACTAGCAGTAGTGCTTCCGCCTTTGTTTAACCCAGAACTAGCCAACCTATTAATACTACTGAACATGTTGCTAATACCACCGAAACCGAATTTAGATGCAGTTGATGCGAGACCAGCTAAACCAGACGCCCCTGTAACAGAACCTGGACTTGTACTCGAATAACCTCCGTTAGACGTAGTTCGGATGTAGTCAACATCATTCGGCATTGTGTAACTGAAAGATGAAATTAAGACTGGATGATTGTCATACTGATATGCCCCAAAGCCATTTAAAAATACTAGCGGAGGAGGTGTGCCTGCAGTCGGTGACTTGTCCTGTCCATAGAACATCTTTGTGACTGACCTAAAGAAGTGAATAACAGCTAACATGTATCGTGCTTCTTCTTGATCCTGTGCAGTAAAATCAGCAGTTATAGTCAAATCTTCTACTGAACTATTTTTGTAAAAATAATTTTTATAATTAGTATGGACTAACTCGCTTACTTCATAGTTAGCTTTGTAGCCTGTTTGAATTGTTGGGGTATAAGGGAATATAACTCCACCAGTTGCTTTCAACGGAGTCAGAATGTCATCTTTAGCAGCAACGTTATAGAATGCCTGAAGTGTTGGAGCAATGCTCATACGCACACGCCAATCTTTCATCGGTGGCAATGGAACTACTTTACCTACAGGCTTTTGCGGATTTTCTTCTGCACGTAGTTTTGCTCTGTTGTCTGCTTGTGTTTTTTCTAGTGCTGCTTGGTCCTCTTTGGTGAGCTGAGGTTCATCCGTCTTGTCAATTACATCCTGTTCTGTAGGGGCTGCGGTTTCTTCTTCTTCAGCTTGGGCTGCATACATCCTTAATTTTTCTTCAGGATCCTGTTCTGCGTCAATAACATCTTGTTCTGTGGGCGAAGGTGCTTCTTCTACCTCAGGAGTTGGAAGTTCGATTTCTTCTTGCACTTCAGGTAAATCGTTCTGTTCACCAAATGGGCTAATCTGTTCAGACAATTCTGGTGTTTGTTGCGGTGCGATAATGTCAGCCATGTTCGTAGTTATACCTTTACTAAATATATTTATCGCATAAAAAATCACCGTTTTTTACCGTTTCTGTTGCAATTGTACAACGAAAGTTGTATAATTTTATCATTATAACTACGGAACACTATGTCTCTAATACCACAGAAAAAACCAGTAAACTACTTAAATAACAAGGACATTCTCAAAGAGATTCACACAAGCAAAAATGCTTATTGCTCATTCTTAGACCCTACAAAGGATCATAGATATGACTTAATTATTGATATGCCTACAGAATCAATGGAGAAATCATTAAAACAAGCAAGCAAGCGTGAAACTATACAAGAAGCCCGCGAAGTCAGGGCAGCTCGATTATCAATAGAAACCGGTGAGAAGATTGACCCAAAGTCTATACCAGTAACCGATTTAGTATTCAGAGTAATGACCTGGGATCATGTCCCTGTTGCACCGAAAGCTCCACGTAAAGTAGACAAAAAGAAAACTGCAAAAGACATTTTCGACTTTGACGAAGACGGTGAAGAAATTTTCGCTGATTTGGAAGATACTACAACCAAAGCTGAAATCGATGACATGGTTCATGTTAAAGTTAACTTCCCACCATTCCAGCATTTTAGAATGGACGAGAATAAGAGTTTCCAATGTATCGGTAAGAGTCATTGGAAAGGTAATTTGGAAACCGGAGAATTTTCAAAGGATCACGGTCAAATCACTAACAAACTAGCACGTATGTACATTATGATGTGTGAGAAATACGCTATGAAATTTAACTGGCGTGGTTATACATACAACGATGAAATGCGTAATTCAGCCATTCTACAGTTGACATATGTTGGGTTGCGTTTCAACGAAGCCAAATCTGCAAACCCATTCGCTTACTACACAGCCGCTATCACAAATAGTTTCTGTCGTGTCTTAAACTCTGAAAAGAGAAACCAAAACATTCGTGATGACATTCTAGAGATGAATGGTCTGAATCCATCGTGGACTCGTCAGGGCACATCAGCTGGTTCTTACGAAGAATAATTAATCTAATTTGACCAGAGGGGTTGTTTTTACATCCCCTCTTCCTGTATACTAACACTTATGAGTAACCTTTTTAAAAAAGCCGCTGTCTTCACTGACATTCATTTCGGTATGAAGTCAAACAGTCTACAGCATAACCAAGACTGTTCAGATTTCGTTGATTGGTTCATCCAAGAAGCAAAGAAAGAGGGATGTGAAACCTGTTTCTTCTTGGGTGATTGGAATCATCATCGTGCAACTATAAATATCCATACACTGCAATTTGGTTTGCAGGCATTGGAGAAACTTAGTGCTGCGTTTGATATCGTATATTTTATTCCCGGTAATCACGATTTGTATTATCGTGACCGCCGTGATATACATTCTGTTGAGTGGGCCAAGCATCTCCCGAACATTCGAATCATTAATGACTTCTTCAAAGAAGGTGATGTAGTCATTGCACCCTGGCTAGTTCAAGAAGATTACAAAAAGATTAAGAAAATGTCTGGACAATACTTGTTCGGTCATTTTGAACTCCCACACTTTCACATGAATGCTATGGTTGAGATGCCGGATCACGGTGAACTCAACAGCGAACACGTTGATGGTTTCGGCTTAGTGTTCTCCGGACATTTTCACAAACGTCAAGCAAAGAAAAACATTTGGTACATTGGCAATGCGTTCCCTCACAACTTCGCTGATGCAGGTGATGATGCTCGTGGTATGATGATTTTAGAGTGGGGACAAGATCCTGAGTTTCGTTCTTGGCCTAAGCAACCTCTATTCAGAGTTTACAAACTGTCTGATATCTTAGAAAACCCTAAGGGCTTGCTATTGCCCGACAGTCATGTTAGAGTACATCTTGACATTGACATTTCATACGAAGAGGCAAACTTCTTGCGTGAAACATTTATTCCTGATTACAAACTAAGAGAAATGGCACTCATCCCAATGAAAGTAGACCAAGTTGAACAGCAAGGTCCTGAAGGCTTGAAGTTTGAATCAGTAGACCAAATCGTCATCGACCAAATTAACTCAATCGAATCTAACAGTTTCGACAAGAAAATCCTATTAGAAATCTATAACAATCTATGATCCAATTTAAGAATATTACCCTTCGCAACTTTCTATCAATCGGACAAGTAACACAAGCAGTATCATTTGACAAACAAGACTTAACACTGATTCTAGGTGAGAACTTAGACTTAGGTGGTGACGGTGCTCGTAACGGTACGGGTAAGACTACATTGATTCAAGGCTTATCGTATGCGTTGTTCGGTAACCCTATTAACGACATTCGTAAAGATAACTTAGTTAACCGCACGAATGCAAAAAACATGCTGGTTACACTTGAGTTCAGTGCGAACGGTAAGGACTACAAGATTGAACGCGGTCGCAAGCCTAACGTTTTGAAGTTTTACGTTAACAACGAACTACAAAAACAAGAAGATACTGCACAAGGTGAGAACAAAGAAACGCAAGCAGAGATTGAAAAGGTAATTCATATGTCACGTGACATGTTTACCCACATCGTTGCGTTGAACACATACACTCAACCATTCTTAGCGTTGAAGAATAACGAACAACGTGAGATTATCGAACAGTTGCTCGGTATCACGTTGCTTTCTGAGAAGGCTGAAGGTATCAAAGAGTTAATGAAGTCTGTCAAAGACGACATTCAATCAGAAGAATTCAAAGTTAAAGCGGTTGAAGAAGCCAACAAGCGTGTTAAAGAACAAATTGACAGCTTGAAGCGCCGTAGTGGGTTGTGGAAAGCAAAGTACGATAGTGATTTAGCATACCTAGCTGACACATACGATACTTTGGCTAAGATTGATATCGGTGCAGAGTTAGTTGCACACAAAGAACTTGCTATTTGGAATGAACACAAGAAGCATAAAGATACATACGATGCATTAGTTGCTCGTCAGATTGCTTGGCAGCAAAAGCAAGAATCTGATATTGAAAAATTAGAGAACGATGCAATCAAGTTGAGTAAGATTGACATTGTTGTTGAAATCAATGCACATCGTCAATTGGCTGAGCATACATTAAAGCAAAAAGAATTAGATGACCGTGACAAAGAACTTGCACGATTGACTAAAGACATTGACAAAGAAGATAAGCTAATCAAAAAGCTAGAACTCGAAGTTGAAAAACTAGAGGCTCACACCTGCTATGCATGTGGTCAAGATTTCCATGACGATGCACACAAAGAAGTGTTAGACGGTAAGCAAGATATGCTACGTGAAGCACGTGCTCATGCTACATCACTATTGAATCAGTGGAATGAACTACGCAGTATTGAAATCTTTGTGCCTGAAAAGCCAAAGACACATTACAAAACAGAAGCAGAAGCAATTCGTCACGGCGGCGACTTAGAAAACATTCGCACAAAGATTTTAGAAAAAGAAAAAGAAGTTGATCCGTACTGTGAACAACTAAAAGAGATGAACGTTGTTGATTTAGGTCCTCAACCAAAGACTCATTATGATACAGAAGCTAAGGCAGTTGAACATCGTAGCAAAGTTGCTAACGTAGAACATCAGCTAGAGACAAAAGCGCAAGAGACTGACCCATACACTGAACAAATCAATGAGATGGAAAGTCAAGCACTGCAAACTATCAACTTTGACAAGATTAATACATTGACAAAGAAGATGGAACATCAAAAGTTCTTGCTCGACTTGCTAACTAGCAAAGATTCGTTTGTTCGTAAGAAGATTATCGACCAGAACTTGAGTTACTTGAACTCACGCTTAACACACTACCTCGATAAGATTGGTTTACCACACAATGTCGTCTTTAAGAACGACTTGAGTGTTGAGATTACAGAATTAGGTCGTGAACTCGACTTTGATAACTTGTCTCGCGGTGAACGTAACCGTCTAATCTTAGGCTTGTCGTTTGCATTCCGTGATGTTTGGGAGAACTTGTATGTTCCTATCAATACATTGTTCATTGATGAATTGATTGATTCAGGTATGGATACAATGGGCGTTGAAAACTCTATTGCGATTCTAAAAGACTTGTCTCGTACTCGTAACAAGAGTGTTTGGCTCGTTTCACACCGTGAAGAACTCGCCGGTCGAGTCCCAAGTGTGCTGAAAGTCGTTAAAGAGAACGGGTTTACTAGCTACAACACTGCTACAGATATAGAATAATTTTGGGCAGCAGTTTCAAGTATAAGTAGTTATATGTCATCACCACAGAAAAACAAAGGATCAGGCTACGAGAGAGAAGTTGCAAAATTTCTCTCTGAGACTTACGGGGAATCGTTCATTCGTGCCCCTGGATCCGGCGCTTATGTTGGTGGCAAGAATCAAGCAAGAACCCAATTCTTGCACGAAGGTCAGATTCGTTCATTCAAAGGAGACATTGTTCCAGGACAAAGTTTCACAAAGATGAATGTAGAATGCAAATTCTACGCTGACTTTCCGTGGCACTTAACTCTTACGGGTGAGTGTAAACAACTTGATTCGTGGCTAGAGCAACTACTTGACGTAGAAGACGAAGGCGACTTGAACATTCTTTTTATGAAGTTTAATCGCAAAGGTCAATACGTTGCTGTCCAAGGTAAACACACATGGATCACAGATAATTGCATACTTTACAGTAGCAAGAAATGGGGCGATTGGGTAATCATGGAGCACTCTAGCTTTTTCAAACACAACACAGAATTAGTAAAAACTTATTCAACATCAGACACCACGTCAAAACAAAACAAACCAACTTAATACATAGTAAAAATTTGTCGTCAGAGTTTGTCTGACCTCCTTGAAGATGCTTAATAGCTGATGGAACTGGAGTATAGCGTGTAATGGTGACATTACTCGGAACACCGAGAAGGCAATCGACAAAAGCGAACCTTCAATGAGTCTATAATCTACTCTGTCTTGATGATTATAGAACATGCGTTGCTGAACGAAACACTTAGAGTGCGTACTTCAACTACAGACCAGCAAACCTTACAGGGCAACCGGTGGCATTAAGTGGCAATAGTAGCCGACTTAATGGGTATAGACGGCAAAGGATGACGGGCATGGCAAATCCCTTTTTTTGGTAGTGCTTGAACAGCACTACCATGGCTTCAAAACGGCAATATGTTTCCCATGAAGTAAGATAGAAGTTAAGATTATATTTCCATATAAAAAGAATCTAATACACTTTCCGAACTTAGATTCTGAGCGAAGCGAAGAATTAAGTGAAGGAAGATGAGCGAAGCTCATCAGTAAGTATATCCCTTAGATAAATGAATAGGTACGGAATGATAGACCGAACTATTAGAAGAATGGCAAATTAGAATTCTTAGTGGTTTCTAAGTTTTCTTCGATAATCTTATTAATGGCTTTTCGTTCTTCAATCGATAGGTTCAACACATCAGTGTAACTAATACCCCCGCGCATGAACCAAGACATTTTAAGACTATCATTCTTAATGTCTATGCAATCCTTCTCCATTGAATCTAACAGCTTCTTAATTCCCTCGGAGTCAAGGGACAGAAGCCTTAGACGAAAAAATCAGAAACGTTGATACTGAACGGTTGTTCGTAATCATGTTGACATGCAACACATTTGATTTTCAATGGTTTACTTTCAGTACTTTGCTTCAACATAATACTGTGCTTTTTGATGTGTTCAAATGCAGTAACATCAATGTTATTTAGGAATTCAACCAAGTGTACTTTATCCATTACAGTTGCTGTTGGAACCTTGATGTATTCGATACTCTCAGATAACATTTGTGTAGAAAGAGTATTCAATTCGAATAGAATCTGTTTGGATTTTTGATTTCGTTCTTCATCATCGGTAATCAACGACAAGCCTTGAATTCCCTTTTGAAATTGAAACTGCTTCATGCTAGTTTGGTTAATCAGTTTGAATGACAATGGTTTGAACTTAATCTTAATGTCATTGCCCAAGCTCAGAGGAGTCTCGTAATCACCAGGAGAGAACGAACCTAACACACCTGAAAGATTGATATTATAGCCAGAAGTCTCGTCACACTTAGGACAAGATGAACTTAACTCCATACTTCCACCGTGGGTTGCAGTTTTGATAGCAACTAAGATAGGGTCTAAGTCTACGTTTGATACGCTCCATGGATCCTTGATGTTTGGGGCGCAACTTTTGATAATTTCCACGACTGCGTTTCCGTTAAACAACGCATCGGGTGTTCGTGCAGTAATCTCGTCAATTGCAGTCATTGGATAGATAGGTATTTCACCGTTCTCTGGTAAGTCTAGTGAACCCTCTGGGTATCCTGCCCCGCTCGATGGTAGTTTTAAGAATACTGACGGTCTACGGAAATATTGTTGTAATGGATTTTGTTGCATTTTTGCTCCTAAAAACGCACTTTCATGTTGTGCTAAATATATCTAATGCCCATTATTTATAGTTGGAATCCATGAGTGAAAATATAAACCTAGAAGATATTAGAAAACTATCAGAAGAAGTTAACTCGCTAGTTAATAGCGGGATGATCCCACTCAATGATGGTACCAAGAAAGTAGTTGACAAATTTACCAACCTCGCTGATGCAGTCAGTAAGGTTGAAATGCAAAATTTTGGTAAATCAGTTAAACGAGTTTCAGACGCATTAGATGATGTAACTGATGCTACAAAAGATTTAATTGAAAAAGAAGAAAAGTTAGCAGATGAGTTTGGTCTGCTCACTGGCGGCGCACTGAAGAAGTTTGGTAAGGAATTATTAGGTGCCGCAGGCGAATTCTTGTCAGCGATGAATGGTGCTAGTACTGGTACTGGTAAGTACGCAAGAAGTGTTGAGCACGTTGGTCGTGCTACCAAAGACTTAGCAAGTAATTTTGGTACATATGGTGAGATTGCGGGATGGTCTGCTGACAAGATGGCTCAGTTTGCGGCAGAAAGTTTAAAGCAAAATGATGTTTTAAACAAGGCATTTGAAAACCTAGCTAAATTTGGTCAAATCGATACGACTGACTTTAGAACAATGCTCGACCAGTTTCATCAAGCTGGATTTGGCTTGGCGGATGTTGAATCATATCTACAATCTGTTAACAAAGCCTCATCTGAACTTGCAATGTTTGGGTCAACTGCTGCCCAAGGTAGAAAAGCGTTTGACGGTGTACTATCAGAGCTAGTTTTAAATGAAGAAGAACGAACCCGCTACATGCGTATGGGTTATAGCGTTCAGGATATCATTGAGAGTTCTGCTGGTGTTATGTCTAGTGTTGCATTATCTGCTAGAGGAATGAAGTTAGATACCGCTGCCCTGCATAAAATTACAGGGGAGTATCTAGAAACTCAAGCAGAGTTAAACTCTCTTACTGGTGGAAACCGTGATGATTTATTGAAAGCAAGACGAGCACAGGAAGAAGACGTTGGCTTTCAAATGTACCTAACGTCTTTGTCAAAAGACCAAGCAGAGCAAGCTCGTAATACAGCCGCAGCGTTTGGAAAAGAGTTCGGTAGAGATATGCAAGTTGCGGTACAGCAATTTCTTAGAACTGGTGGCAATGTCTTTGGTCCATTATCGAGTACATTGTATAAAACAGTTGGTCCTGGGGCTATGCAACAAGTTCTTGCTGCTCAAAATGCAACAGGTGAGAATAAAAATAAAGCAATCATTGATGCAATGTCAAGTGTGGGTAAGGGTGTCTTAGCAACAGGTAAAATGTACGAGACAAACATCCAGGCTTCTAAAACAGGCACATTGCCCGGTCTGATGCAAACTGCTGATATTTACAAAGGTGCAGTCAAAACAAGCACAATGGACTCTCAGTATTTGGCTGAGTTTGCTAGGATGCAAGCAGAAAGACCTGAAGACGACAGAAGAAAAAAAATGTCGGAGTTGTATAGCAGGGAACTAGAATTCAAGCAGGTAACTGACAAAGCAACGTATGCAATGGGAGAAATTGCAGTTAAGTCTATCACTGCGATGGCAGGCGCAGCAGATAAAGCGACTGAAGCATTAGCAAAACTTGGAGATAAAGTCGGGGTAACTAATAACTGGAAGCCTAACCAAACTTCAGGTGGTAAAACACAAGATACTAGTAGCAATAGAAGCCCTTCAGCCGCTGCAAGTGGGCAAAATGCCCCAGTAGCTTCACTTGAAGGCATACCGATGAAGTCTGGTGCACACACTAGAGAACAATTGGATGCAAGATTAGCCGAAGTCATGCAAAAAGTCTCGAAAGAAATTCCTGGATTTAATCGTGTCACCGCAGTAAACGATAGAACTGATCCTAGTTCAATGCATAGCAAAGGTAAGGCATTTGATTTTACTATTAATAATCCTACACCTGAGAACTTAGATGCAGCTATCAAGGTCTTGAGAAGTCACGGTCTGAAAGTTGCAGATGAATACAGATATCCCATCCCTGGAAAAACAACTGGACCTCATTTACATGCTGCATTGCAAGGTAGAACTGGTGGTATTTTCTCTGGACCTAATACTGGATATCAAGTTGAGTTGCATGGTAAAGAAGCAGTTATCCCAATGAGTAATCTTAAATCGATGTTAGGTGATAAATCTAAAGGGGATGATTCTGTTACTAAGCACATGTTGTCTAATCCAGGTGCTGCATCATCCTCACCGATGACCCATTCTGATTCAGGTATGCTACGTCAACTAATGAACTTGTTAGTCGGTCGATTAGATGATATGATTTATGAATTGCAAGCAGCAAATGGAGCTTCTGCTAAGATTGCAAAGAACACAAAGAAGAAGTAATTCGATTGCGGGATAACAGATAAATATCATTATGTCATATAAGAAGCGTTTTTCCAACACAACAGGGCAGTCTAGCCCAATCTCAGGTGCTAACAGTAACCACGGTGCGTGGAACTTCGGCAATAATTCTGACCCTTCTTTGGGTACTCAGCAGTTTGGCTATCGTAACTATCAAAGTCGCTTGCCAGAAGTCTATACAGGTCATCCAAACCGTATCGAAAGATACAATCAGTATGAAATGATGGACGTTGACGCAGAAGTTAACGCATGTTTAGACATTATTTCTGAGTTCAGTACACAGAAGAACGACCAAAACAACACACCGTTCGAAGTTTTATTCCATGAAGAACCAACTCCCCATGAAGTAGAGTTGATTAAGAAGCAATTACAGCAATGGTGTAAACTAAACGAGTTTGAAACTCGTATGTTTAAGATTTTCCGTAACACTATCAAGTACGGAGACCAGATTTTTATTCGTGACCCAGAAAACTTCAAGTTATACTGGGTTGATATGGTCAAAGTTAGTAAAGTTATCGTTAACGAAAGTGAAGGCAAGAAGCCTGAGCAATACGTTGTTAAAGATATCAACCCTAACTTAGAAAATTTATCAGTAGCACAGAAAGTATCTAACGACTTTGCAGCTAATCCAAGCACAGGCTTCGGTGGCACTGGTGGTGGCGTTGGCTCACAGGGATATACTGTGCCAAGCATGCCTGCAGGAACAACTGGTTCACGTTTTGCAATGGCAATGAACGAATCAGCGATTGATTCAAAGCACGTGATGCATTTATCACTAACTGAAGGTCTTGACCGCTTCTGGCCGTTTGGTCAGTCAGTGCTTGAAAACATTTTCAAAGTTTACAAACAAAAAGAATTGCTAGAAGATGCGATTCTAATCTATCGTATATCTCGTGCCCCAGAGCGCAGGGTGTTTAAGATTGACGTGGGTAACATGCCATCACATATGGCTATGGCTTTCGTTGATAGAGTAAAGAATGAGATTCACCAGCGTAGAATCCCATCTACTCAAGGTGGTGCTTCGATGATGGATGCTACATACAATCCATTATCAATGAACGAAGATTATTTCTTCCCAGTTACTGCTGATGGTCGTGGTTCTGATGTAACTACCCTAGCAGGTGGCGCTAATTTAGGTGAGATTGATGACTTGCGTTACTTCAACAATAGATTGGCACGTGGTTTAAGAGTTCCTTCTAGCTATTTGCCGCAAGGTCCAGAAGACAATCCTACTCCATTGAGTGACGGTCGTGTTGGCACCGCGATGATTCAAGAATTTCGATTCAATGAGTATTGCAAACGCTTACAAAACTACGTAAGTCAGAAGCTAAATGAAGAATTTAAGTTGTTTATGCGTTGGAGAGGGTTTAATATTGACAGTGCGTTGTTTGATATTAAGTTTAACAACCCGCAAAACTTTGCTTCTTACCGTCAATCTGAACTAGATACAGCACGTGTATCAGTATTCCAAACTCTTGAGCAATTACCTTACATTAGTAAGCGTTTTGCTATGGAACGTTTCTTGGGCTTGAGTAAAGAAGAAATCGAAGAAAACTCTAAGTTGTGGTTTGAAGAGCGTGAAGAGCCAGCATCAGATGATGCTAAAGGAAGTGATTTGCGTAGTATCGGTATTAGTGCAGGTGACCTTGATACTGATACAGAAGATGCTGAATCAGTTGAAGATATGCCAGATGATGGCAGTATGCCACCTGAAATGGGTCCGGCAGTTGGTGGAGCTGAAGCAATGCCAGCAGGCGGCGGTGTACCTCCCCCTCCTCCAGTCTAAGAGATAAATAATACTATGAAATTATTTGAAATGTACGCTCCAGCCGTTGAAGGTTATCAAGACACCAGTCAAGATAACAGCAAAATCAAATGGAAAGAGACAAGAAAATCTAAGCTAACTTTACGTCAAATACGTAAGTTGCGTAAGATGATGGACGTTCGTAACTACGAAAAAGTATCCAACCTCAAGAAAGTTCGTACACAATATAAGCCGGTAAATCCCGAACAACCATCACTATAATCGCATATTCTAAGTGAAAATGCAAAAAACTAGCACTTAATGTGCTATTTTTTTGTATACTCACTAAATATTTTTACAAAAGCCATTTCTAATCAGGAGACAAAACAATGGATAACAAAAAATTTGAACAACTTATTGATTTAATCATCAATGAGAATGAAGAACAAGCTCGTGCTTTATTCCACGACATCGTGGTAGAGAAGTCACGTGAAATTTATGAATCAATCATGGACGAAGAATTCGGTCAAGACCAAGTCGGCGGTTTAGTTGACGAAATCTCTGCCGAAGAAGAAGGCATGACTGAAGAAGAAGACGAATTTGCAGATATCGGTGCAGACGAAGGTGACGAAGAAGTTGCTTTAGATTCTGATGATATCGGTGGCGAAGAAACAGGCGAAGAAGACCTAGAAGACCGCGTTGTTGACTTGGAAGACAAGTTAGACGAATTGATGGCTGAATTTGAATCCATCATGTCCGGCGAAGAAGGCGGCGATATGGGCGGTGAAGAAGACTTCGGTGGCGACATGAGCGGTGGTGACATGGCTGGTGACGAAATGATGGAAGGTGAAGACGAAGATTTGGAAGAGTCAGAAGATGACGAAGAAGAAACTTTAGAAGAAGCCGTTCAATTACAAAAAGTTTCCGTAACACACGGTGACAACGGTGTAAACACAAAATCAATCGTTTCAGGCGGACCAAAAGTCGGTGGTAACGGCGCATCAGCAGCTAACATTGCTAAAGGCGGCGAATCTACTAAAGGTGGCACACAAGGTGGTTTGTTAAACCCAGCTACTAAAGACTTGAAGGGCGCAGGCACATTCAAGAATGCTCCAGGCAATAAGAACGTTGATCCAACAGCAGCTCCAAAAGCAAAGTTTGGTGATGACGGTGTAAACACAAAATCAATCGTTGGCGAGTCACGCAAGACTGTCAAGAAGATTGTTAAGTAAGGATACCTGAGAAATGGCTTTGTATCTCAGAGAAAACCTAACATTCGACAATGCTAATATCATTGTTGAAAGTGAAGGTGACGGTAGTAAGAAGTCCCTTTATATGAAGGGCATCTTCATCCAGGGCGGGGTAAAAAACGCAAATGAGCGTGTTTACCCTGTTTCCGAAATTGATAACGCCGTCAACACTCTCAACGAACAAATCAAAACAGGCTATTCAGTACTAGGCGAAGTTGACCATCCAGATGATTTAAAAATCAACTTGGATCGTGTATCACATATGATTACTCAAATGTGGATGGACGGTGCAAATGGATTCGGCAAGCTAAAGATTTTACCAACTCCAATGGGACAGTTAGTGTCTACTATGTTGGAGAGTGGTGTTAAGTTAGGCGTTTCAAGTCGTGGTAGCGGTAACGTGAATGACTTAGACGGCAGAGTTAGTGACTTTGAAATAGTCACGGTTGATATTGTCGCTCAACCTAGCGCTCCTAATGCGTATCCAAAAGCAATTTATGAAGGCATGATGAATATGCGTCATGGTCATAAGATGCTTGATATTGCAAAAGAAGCACAATCAGACAGAAAAGTACAGAGATACCTACAAGAGGAAGTAACTCGCCTCATCAAGGATCTCAAAATTAAATAAAGGGGATTAAGCATGTTAGATGCTATCAAACCATTACTTGAATCTGGACTTATCAACGAAGAAACTTCTTCTGCTTTGAATGAAGCATGGGAATCTAAGTTGAATGAAGCTAGAGAACAAGTTCGTGCTGAACTACGTGATGAATTTGCACAACGTTACGAGCATGATAAATCAGTTATGGTCGACGCCCTAGATAAAATGGTATCAGAAGGTCTATCAGTTGAAATTCAAGAATTCAACTCTGAAAGACAAGCAATGAATGAAGACCGTGTTAAAGCGCAAGTAAAATTGCGTGAAAACGTAAGCAAGTTCAATGATTTCATGGTAAAGCACTTATCGGAAGAAATCAAAGAATTGCGCTCAGAGCGCAAGCTACAGTTAGAAAGTCAGCAAAAGTTGGAACAATTCGTTGTTTCTGCTCTAGCACGTGAAATCAAAGAATTCTCACAAGACAAACAAGCTGTTGTTGAAGCTAAGGTCAAGTTAGTTGCGGAAGGTCGCTCACAACTAGAAGCATTGAAGGCAAAATTTGTTGCTGAATCTGCTAAACGTGTGAACGAAGCTGTTACATCACATCTAAAGGGTGAATTGACTCAATTGAAAGAAGATATCCAGACTGCCCGTGCAAACGATTTTGGTCGCCGTATTTTCGAATCATTCGCAACCGAATTCTCTGCTACTCACTTGAATGAGAAAGCCGAGACTAGAAAGCTAATGTCTGCATTAGCTCAAAAAGAACAGCAATTAGCTGAGTCTTCAAAACAAATCGCTCAAGCTAAGAAATTAGTCGAAAGCAAAGAACGTGAAGTTCGTATTATCAAAGAATCTAATAGCCGTACAAAAGCTATGGATGAGTTGCTAGGTACTCTAAATGAGGAAAAAGCAACTGTAATGCGTAACTTACTAGAAAGCGTACAAACTGCAAAATTGCAGTCCGCTTTCGATAAGTATCTACCAGCAGTGCTCAACACTAGCTCAGAAAAGAAGGCTGGAAAGTCTATGATTTCTGAATCAGTTAAAGAAGTAACTGGGGATAAAACTGCCATCAAACAAGTTGAAGCCGAAGGACGTGATAACGTTATCGACATTAGACGTTTGGCAGGGCTATAAAAAGACATAAAAATTAGGAGATTATTAAAATGTCACAAGTTCTATTAGAAAGCCGTTGGGACGAGACCAAAGATACCCTGCTCGAAGGTTTAAAAGGTACTCGCCGCTCAACTATGGGTGTCATCTTGGAAAACACCAAGAAAGCATTGTTGTCAGAATCGGCAGCAGGCACAACTACAGCTGGTAATGTAGCAACACTTAACCGTGTTATTCTTCCAGTTATCCGTCGTGTAATGCCAACAGTTATCGCTAACGAGTTGGTAGGCGTTCAGCCAATGACAGGTCCAGTTGGTCAAATCCACACATTGCGTGTACGTTATGCTCAAGGTCTTGACGACCAATCATCAGCTCAAACTTCTGTTACAGCTGGCGAAGAAGCATTGTCACCATTCAAAATCGCTCAAGCATATTCTACAGTTAAGAATGACGCATCGGTTGCTAACAGCTACCGTGGTGCTTCTACTTCTACTCTAGAAGGTAACGGCGGTAAGCAAATCAGCGTACAAATCTTGCGTCAAGCTGTTGAAGCTAAGTCACGTAAGTTGCAAGCACGTTGGACATTTGAAGCTGCTCAAGACGCTCAATCACAACACGGTATTGACGTTGAAGCAGAAATCATGGCTGCTCTAGCACAAGAAATCACTGCTGAAATCGACCAAGAGATTCTATTGTCTCTAGGTTCATTGGCAACTGTTGAAGATACATACAACCAAGCTAACGTTTCTGGTACAGCAACTTTCGTTGGTGACGAACACGCTGCTTTGGCTGTTCTTATCAACCGCGCTGCTAACCGTATCGCTCAACGCACTCGTCGTGGTGCTGGTAACTGGGCTGTTGTTTCTCCAGCTGCATTGACAGTATTGCAATCTGCAACTACTTCAGCGTTTGCTCGTACAACAGAAGGTACTTTCGAAGCTCCAACAAACACTAAGTTAGTTGGTACATTGAACGGTGCTATGAAAGTTTATGTAAACTCATACGCTACTGATGACGCTGACGTTCTAGTTGGTTACAAAGGTTCAAGCGAAACTGACGCTGCTGCGTTCTACTGCCCATACATCCCATTGATGTCATCTGGTGTTGTTCTAGATCCAGCAACATTCGAACCAGTCGTATCATTTATGACTCGTTACGGATATGTTGAGTTGACAAACACAGCATCATCATTCGGTAATGCTGCTGACTACTTGGCTGCTATCGGTATCAACTCCGACAACCTATCATTCTATTAATCATAGAATAAACTTTTTACCCTCGGGATGGGAAGTTACAATTAAGCACTCTTCGGGGTGCTTTTTTGTTTCTGGTACTAAATAATAGTATGCACTCTATATGAATGCAAAATTTAAAGGAAACTTATCATGGCACAAAACAACGCTAAAATTCACAGTGCAACTACACCTCAATCAAACTTCGCAACACGTAAACTAGCTTTCGTGGTTGTTGATATGAACACAGACGTTGAAACAGATTTCGACACAATCGGTTCAGTATACCAGAAGGCAGTTCAAGGTATCCAGCAAATCGCTGAAATCTACGCATTGGGTCAACCTAATGGTGAATTATTCACGGTTATCTTATCTGATGACACATTACCGTATGATGACGGTCAAGAGTTTGCTGACGGTGGCGAAAATTCTCCGTTATCAAGAGCAATCCGCGAAACTACAGGCGTACAAGGCGCATGGGCTTGGAACGCTAACTTAAACGGCGACAACTTGAGCTACGATTAATCATTCAGTGAATGAAGTAAAAGCACTCTTCGGAGTGCTTTTTTATTACCTGGCATAAATAATAGTATGCACTTCTATATGAAGGCAACATTTAAAGGAAAATTATCATGGCACAAAAC